GGCTTGGTTCACTGATGTAGAAGAAAAGGATAAACAAATTGAATATTTACTACAGAAGGTAAATGAACTTAGTGATCCTTATGAAGATTTAGATGAATATGAAGATTAAAGTTAAGAATATAAAGATTCCTAGAAGTTTTCCGTATAAGGACTATACTTGTAAAGTTGACGGACATAAATTTCAAGCTATGTTGGGTGAAGATGGTGATGGCAAACTAATTGCGGGTATAGACAAAGATGAACCAATTTATAACTATGAAGATACATTGGAAGATTGGATGATTGAAGCTCAAAAAATGAGTGATTTTTATCATAATCTGGTTGACTTTCTGAAAGAAGTAAAGTATATTCATAACCAAGAGAAAAAGTGATATGAGATTAATTAAGACAGGCAAGTATGATGCTCCTATTGAATTGGAATGGAATGAGTGTTTGTTTGTAGATAGATGGGGTGATTATCATTTATATAGTGAATGTGGCAATACCACTTTTGATTTTAGACTTAATAAGTATCTTGAGTGTAGACAGAGAAGCAAATCAGTGTTTTCTGCTAATACTATTAAGTTGATTGACTACGGAAGATATAATAAAAAAGATTGATATGTTGAGACAAACAAGAGAACATAGATTTTATGCGTGGTTACTTAAACATTTGATTTTGCCAAAATGTCTAAGAATGAGGCTTATTAAAAAAGTAAGTGACACTGCTCAATATTGAATATGACTATTACATTAACATTAGGAACTTGGATTGTTCCACTTGCAATTACTATTCTAACACTTATTAGTTTTATAGTTTATTATTGGTTTGAAGATAATGATTATTGGGGATTTGGTTCTTTAATGATAGGTTTAATGGGAATTACATCCACTATAACTGCTTGGATAGTTTGGTTGATTATGACACTAATGGCAAAGTAATATGAATACAAAATATTTAAGTCTATATCCGCAATGGCATTGTAGAAATGGTGGTGGATTATTTGTTGGAATACGATTTCAATTTCCAGTGACTAACTATGATAGTGAAGCATTTGCTTCTAACCATACTTATAGTTGTTTACGCTTGACATTGGGACTATTAGTGTTTAGTATCAATGTAGAGGTAAAATACAATTATATTAAAATGTTGCCGATGTAAATTGATATGACTATGAAGAAGAAAAAGTTTAAAATTAAATGGTATAGTGTATTAGAAGGTTCAAATATTATTGATAATCAATGTCAATATATTTATAGTATATACCAACCAGATGTAAATTATCGACCCGTAAACGAAAAATATTTTAAACAAAAAAGTAGATTTATAAAATAATATGACTAAAACAGAGTTAAAGAAACTAAAAGAACTAAACGCATTTCTAAGAGAGAAAAAGATGGAATTGCGTGGTAGTAATATTATAGTTGGATTCAACGCTGACAAATGCAAAATCAATTGGGTTCAATTAGATTTGGATATAGGAATCGGGCAATCTACTATAAAGGAATTAAATGACACGCCAACAATCAAAAACCATTATTATATTCAAAAAGGAAAACTTAAACAATACTGATATGATTAAATATGTTAAATTGATTGCCAAGCCTGATACTTGGTTTAAGGCTGGAACAGAAGTATTTGATGATGATGAATATGGCAAACGAATTACGCTTGAGTCATACAATAAATGGCTTAAATCAGGCAGTATCTTGGTTAGAGGTATCCGTGTATGTGAACACGACTATGAACTAAAGTTAGGATATAAACTAGGCGAAGAACGAGAAGACGGCGAATTGTGCGGTATTGATGAATTTGATATGACTATTGTGGATGATGAAAAAGATATTCCGTGGCCTAAGCCATTAGATCCTCCAACTACTACTGCTGAGGCAGAAGCCAGACAAAGAAGGTTTGAAGATAATATCAGGTATATTCAAGGTTGACATTCAGATATTCCCGTGGTAAATTAAAAGTATATGAACGATAAAAAGTTATATGTCTTGACCGAATCCGAGTTACAAAATATTTGTAGCAGATTTTTTGACAGAGGTTATTATTCCGCTTTGTATCAAGAAGATATTGATGACAAATCAACTGATGTGTGGTTTAAATGTAAAGATTCACTTTTAAGTGAAATAAACCAATCAGAAGTTATTCCCGTGGTAAGTTATAAACTATGAAAATAAAAACAGAGCCAAAAGGACTTTATAATGCAATAATCTGCTTGGAAGAAACCTGTTTGTATCGTAAAAATTGTGCAAATCACATTTCTGCTGGTGATTTCCGTAGTGAGGATGGATTTACTCCAGAGTTAAACCTTAGACGAGGAAATGTCTATTGTAAAACAACAGATTATCTACCAATGTCTAAATTTGATGATCTACCAGATAATATTGATCATTTGCAATCTGGTTTGATGGTATGGGATGATATTGTTGAAGAAGTGGAAAACTTTGATATATAAACTAAAGTGAAAAATAGTTGTAAGCATCAGACACTAGTAGAAGTAAAAATTCCCGTATATAATCATTATACCGGCGATGAATCTATTGATATAGATTGGAAATGGGAAGATACTTTTAAAGATATAGATTTGCATAGGTATAAATGTACACAATGTGGTGAAATTGGTTATTACTCAGGTGCCGCTGAAAATTACTATACCAAAGGAATCAAAAATCCTATGTTAGGACCAAGTTATGACTGAAGAAGAATTTGATATAAAGGACGATAGACGGACATACTATTACAACATTTTTGGCAAGATGGAACCAGACTATGAAAGTATGGTTGCTTACCTATTGGATGAAGGTGTATTGTTTGTAACATCAGCAATTGATAGATGCACTCAAAAAGAGTGTTTGGGATTGTATATTTTAATCAATGATTACTTTGTTCCCGCTTCAGATGCTGAGTCTATTACTTATAATGAATTGCCAAAGTTGTATGAATTGTATAAAGAAAAACAATGGGATGGCGTGTCTCAATTTGTAGCAGATAAACGAGGTATTCCAAACATTTACTGGAAAGATAAAGGTAGCGCATTTCAGAATAAAATAATGAAAAATTCTGAGTGAAATGTTGTAATTATTTATATTTATATAATGGTATTGTTTGATTGTAAAAGATTAAACAGAGTCAAGACCCTAAGACTTTTTAACATCTTACACTAGATTGCAATATGAGCGGGTATCATATGGTGAGTGAAGACAAAATGTTAAAGGAAGACAAGTAGTGTGATACCAACGAAGTTTCTTCCGTGTGTAACTCAATGCCGAGACAAATTCAAGAGTAACGCAAAATGAAAATAAACTGGGGTTTGTAGTTTTACAAGCAACTTATTACTAAGAGCGTCCAATACAAAAAGGGCGGATAACCCAGTAGTAATAAGTGATTGATTAAGAAGAGTATATGTATTTTACTCTAAGACTTTGTGTTCCCAATTATCCAAACAAATTCAGTCAAGAGTAACGCCAAATATAAATAAAGCGCTGTAACTTAATAAAATACTTATAGCATATTATGACGCAGCAATTTAAAACATATACCAATAGTATTACCACTTTAATTGACGCAAACAATTATATACAACAAAAATACGGAACTAATGCAATGTTAAAAGAAATTGTTGTTGATGGTAAAACTAAATATCAATTTTGTAATATCCCCTCCGTCAAAAATTATCCCCATAAATTAAAAAATGTTACATCTGCAATGAATGTATTGTTTGCGCATGAAAGAGGTTGGATTGCTTATAACAAAAATCTCAAAAATTCCATTTGACTTGTTCTAAAGTGTGTGGTAAAGTAAAAATATGAAGATTAAAATTGACCAACTAAAATCTTTGCCGTATGGTTCTTTGGTTCGTTACAAAAATGAACTTTATTTTAAATCAAAAGGAATACAAAAAGATATTGTAACTGATACCAAGGGAAGGTGGTTTTTTATTGATGAACTAAATTGGAAAACTTTTTCAATTGTTTATATGCCAGAATAAAAAGTTGACTTTGTTATAAACTTGGTGGTAAAGTAGAAAATGAAGACTATGAATACTTATTATTTGGATAGGGGCTGGCGAGGTGGATTGGTTGTGGTTGCTGAATCACTTGAAAAAGCAGTTGAATTGGTTAAACAGGGTTACCACGGCAAATGTGTTGACAACTTGGAATCAAAACTTAAGTTATTGAAGCCCAACGAATTTTATGATTTTATGGGCGATTCTTGATTGACTTGTTATAAAGTGTGTGGTAAAGTAGAGTTATGTTAAAATTCAAACTTACATTAATTTCAGGCTTGGTTGTTGAACATTTTTCAGATACTATGATTCAAGCAATTAAGTATGTGGAACATAGATTTGAAACAAGTGTGGTAAAAGCTGAAAAAGTAAACTAGTATGAACAGACCAATTAAATTTAGAGTGTGGGATGTACAGCAAAATAAATTCTTGCCTAGTTATGGCGATATGATTGAACAATTCAATAACGCTATGTGTGAACGATGTGGTGAAAATGACGCATGTGAACCACACACTTGTCCATATTCAGAAGATATACATAATGATAATGAAACTCTTTGCACTTGTTGTGAAAAGTGTGCGCATGAATGCTGTATGGATATTTAAACTAATATGAACAGATCAATTAAATTTAGAGTATGGCACAAAAAATCTAATGAATGGTGTGGAACAATTGGTTTGAATGAAACCATTTCTCACAATGAACTGGAATATGATACTTATGATTTGGTATTTGTTCAATACACAGGTTGTCACGATTCATCCAACAACGAAATTTATGAGGGTGATATTGTACAATATAATAACGGCGATGTAATCCGTATTGGTTATGTAGGATTTATGGCGGGTATTTTCTTTTTAAATTATAATGATGAAACTGATGAAGAACTTGGATACCTATTGGTGTCCAATCTAAAAGTCATTGGTAATAAGTTTGAACATAGTGAACTATTAAAATAATATGAATAACCGATTTAAATTTAGAATATGGGATAAAAGAAATAAATCATTCTTTATTAATGAAGAAACTAAGAATGTATATTTTGATATATGGCAATGGACAATTTATATGTCAACTTGCTTAATCTATGCAATAGAAGATTGTATTTTTCAACAATATACCGGATTAACTGATAGCAATGATAACCCTATTTACGAGGGTGATATTTTAAAAATTCATTATGATGTCGGTGGTGATGTAATAGGACAAGTATTATATGAAGCTGATGAAGGCGGTTATATCTTTCAATGGAAACGGAAAGGACGAAACCAAGATTATAACAATCTAAATTGTGATTTAGCATTTGAGTCCGTCATTGTTGGTAATATTTTTGAACATAGTGAACTATTAAAGTAATATGAATAACCGCTTTAATTTTAGAATGTGGGATATAAATACAAAAAGATTTTATTATATGTATTTAGATGAATTAATTGGATTGACCAGAACAATATCAATTCCAAAAGAAGCAACTATCCAACAATACACTGGATTAAATGATAGCAATGATGTTCCCATTTACGAAGGCGATCTTATACGAGGTATGTTTGATTTTGGACCTGTTGGGTTCAGAGAAACAATGTTGCCTGTTTGTTGGCACAACCTACAAGGTTATCAATGGAATTATTGGAACCTGTCAACTATTGAAGTTGTTGGTAATGCATTTGAACATAAGGAACTATTAAAGTAATATGAACAACCGATTTAAATTTAGAGTATGGGATAAATTGGCAAAACGCATGATTTATCCTCATAATGACAATCAACAACACTTTATCATTGATTTAAATGGACGCTTCCATAATCTACAAAATGGTAGCGGTGGCGATGATTATGTAATCCAGCAATACACTGGCTTTAATGATAAAAATAACATAGAAGTGTATGAAGGAGATATTGTAAAAATTAATAGATACTATATGAGACCGATTCCTGTTAATAGGAGAGAAGACATTGAATATAAACTTATTGAAGGTGAAATTGAAATTGGACAAGTGATATGGGGATGGAATACTCAGAAATATCTTGTAAGTTACGAACATATCAGATATGATGATAGTGAAGACTTTGATAAGTCATCTCATAGAGTTGAAGTAATTGGCAACATCTTTGAACACGAAAATCTATTAAAATGATTGTTCTAATCACTTATCTTGATAAAGAAACAAATACCAAAATGGTGAGTCACGGATACAATGTAACTACTGATGAACTTGTTGTTTTACCATCTGTACCATTGTTTTATTTCGATGATGCCAAATTTGATTCTGAAGTGGGTGAATATATTCTAACTAAATATGAGTGACATTATCAATCAATTTCCATCTTATAAACGAGTATTATCAAGCCACGAAAGAACTATTATGGCTAAAATTGGATGGGCATGCGCAACGACTTCTAATTTAGAAGAGAGTGAAAAATTTGATGAATCATTTAATCATAAAGCGTGTGATGAAAAAGGAATACCGAGAATAGTTGATCAACCAGTGAATTTTTCTATATGAATAACAATATTAAAACCTGCCCAAATTGTGACGCATATGAAGTAAAAGGTGAATATCATTCTCTTTTTGGATGCGGTTCTTACTACTCTGATATGCGAATGGGAACGCCTACAATTACAGAGAAACGAGAAGGTTATAGATTTCACGAAACACTACAGTGCGCTCATAACAGAATCTCAGTCTTAAATATTAGACTGCGTAAAGTTGAAGAATATGTTAAAAAACAAACAGAAGTTCCAGAAGTTCCAAAACAAACACTAAAAAGTCTTGAGGAACATAATAACAAAGCATATAACACTTTTGCCGCAGTCAATAACCTCAACTCTGGCTTTGCTTGCCCAAAGTGTGGAGAAGAATTGTATTATTATAATCCTAATACGATGTTGGCAACATATCCTCCTAAACGAGGTGTGCAGTGTAACAAGTGCAATCATACAGATTATGTATACTAATTATGAATGAAGCATACGCATTTACCATCATTTTAATTGCTGCAGCAGTAATAGCAGTAATTGCATTTATTGTCGGCGTAATAGTAAAATACAAAGAAAATAAAGATAACGCAAACAAAAAGAAAGTATATGTAAGCACTCTAGTAATCACATACTGCGGTGTAGGCACTGCACTAATGAACAAAAGAACAATCTCTTACAGAGATGTAACTGCTGAAGGTGCTCTAAAATCCAGACAAAAACAACAAGAGATGGCTAATAAAGCATATCAAACATTAGAGAAATTATCAGATACAGATATTTTCAATTTTGAAGGTATTGTTGTCATTCACAAAAATCAATTCATTGCAATTGAACAAGGAACACATACTGAATATGAGTGATGAGATTAAATCAAGTTGGATAATTATTGAAAATGATGATGTTTCTGTTTCAACTATTACACATCTTGCCAAATTATCTGGTTTAGTTAAATCATATTCTGAAGCAAAAAGTTTAATAAAAAGTGGGGGGTTATACCTGAATAATAAAAAAATATCTGATATTAATAGAGAAATATCTACAGATGACTTATTATATAATAAATACATTTTGTTACGAAAAGGAAAATCAAACTATTTTATATTCAAATTAAATCAATAAAAATATACACACAAATATGAGTAATATACTTAAACACGCAGAACGAGAACTATCATTAATTGGATATGATGGTAAAGATGCATACAATAATATGGCAAAAGCTGCCATTATGGAACTATTAACCACTTTTGCCAATCAAGGACATAGCGGATTTAGTGCCAATTATGTAACAGATGTCTTTAACAAACTTGCCAGATTTGAAACATTAAGTCCATTAACAGGTGAAAACAATGAATGGAATGATGTAACTGAAATGAGTGGTTATAAACACTTTCAAAACAATAGAGATAGTGCAGTATTCAAAGATGATACTGGATGTTATTATCTCGACGCTATTATTTGGGTTGAAAATGGTGGACATACATATACTAATAATAAAAGTCTTGGGTATATCAAATCATTTCCATTTACCCCAAAAACTTTCTATGTTAAAGTAGATAAAGATAATAACATACTTGATGCAGAAGAATATAATAAAGCAAAAGAATATTACAATAATCTGTGAAACCACAATGGCCAACACTAAAAGATAGACTACAACATCCATTAAAAGATGAACTTACAGCTTTACATCAACTAAAGCAAGTGTTACCATTGTCAAAACAAGCACAAAAATTATATGATAAACTATCTAAAAAATCTATGCGAGAAACCAGAAACAACGCCGGTAGAACAACCAAAGAATAATTATTATTTAGCTAAATATAGAGCCAATGTATCTTTACATATTACCTACAATCAACTAGATACTGATGGTTATCACGAATACAGACAATATGAAAATATTGAAAGTGACGATAATTTAGTTTTTCTTGAACAAAAAAATAAAAAAATTAAAGAATATCAAGAGACAATTTCAAATATTAATGAACAACTAAAAGACAATTCAAGTGAGTATATTATGGTGCAAAAAGTATTTCTTTTCAAAAAGTCTGACTTTGTTAATGCAATGATTATAATCAAAGATAATGACCTATATGAATCTACCAACTAAACAACCAGATGTAATTGACCTAACCAAGTCAATCAGAGAAACACACTATCAACTACAATTAGACTACCAAGCTCTAATGCTGAAAGCCACTACTCTACAAGCAGAAAATGAAGACCTAAAAGAAAGACTCAACAAAATTGCAGAGAAAATCCAACTTGACATCTAAAAAAAGTTGTGGTATATTCATAAAATGAAAGTGGTTATCAACTCAAGCTATGGAAAATTTGGATTAAGTGAGGAAGCTCGTATTCTATACGCTAAACTTAAAGGTTATAAGATAGTTAAAGCTGAATGTTTTGGTTATCCAACTTTTTTTAAAAATGAAGCAACTGATGAAAACTTAATTGACGATTGGATATTTGATAGAAGTGACCCAGATCTTGTACAAGTTGTAGAAACTTTGGGTGAAAAAGCAGGTGACGGAAAATATTGCATACTTAAAGTAGTAGAAATTCCAGATGATGTTAAATGGTATATTACAAATCATCATCAAGGTGAGGGAGAAAATATTGTGGAAGAACATAGAACTTGGAAATAAAATAATATGAAAATTGTAATCAATAAGTGTTATGGTGGTTTTGGACTAAGTAAAGAAGCTGAAAAACTATATGTTCAAAAAAAGAACATTAGTGGACCATTACGAGGTGACATTCTACGCAATGATTCTGTTCTTGTAGAAGTTGTAGAAACTCTGGGTGATAAAGCTAGTGGAAAATATTCTGAACTTAAAGTAGTAGAAATTCCAGACGATGTAACAGATTGGAGAATTGAAGAATATGACGGATGGGAACATATAGCTGAAGGTAGAATGTGGTATGGTAACTAATATAGTTTAATACTAAACACTATGAAATTATATTCTAAAAACAACAAAGAAGACCTATTTGACCGATTTGAAATTGATATCCATTTTCCAATATTCAAATGGGGAACAAAACCAGGAAATGAATGGGTAAACGATTTTCCAACTAAATACATTGATATCAAATTTGATACACAATTAGTCTATAGAAAAGATGTTACCTGGACTTATTTTGACTTGTTGTTTTTAGGATTTGGCTTTACTATCACTAAACAAACTAGTTACTAATTTATGAATAAAAACAAATTAACTCTTAGAGAATCGTTAGCAGATTGCTTGATTGGATTCTTCTGTGGTGTTCTACTTTATAGCATAATTCTCTGGTTAAAACGATAATATAAACAATATATGAAATACAGAATTTGGAGCAAAAACGCACAGTGTTATACTCACGAACCCTGTTACCCAGGTTCATCACTACATTGCGCATCAAACTACTACCTAGATAGTGATGGTAACATTGTTGACTTTGTAACAACTATTGGAAGTAGTCAAGACGATGCATCAAAATGTGATGTAGACCAAGAAGCTTATAAAATTGAACTATGTACCGGCTTCAAAGCCACTAATGGTGAATATCTCTATGAAGGCGATATAGTAGAAATGCCACTGGGGATCAAAACTACCATTGGTAGAGTTGTATATGAACACTTTGGTTTTATGATTTATGAAAGAACTGGTGGTGTTCTACAATTTGTTCAACGACAATATAATTATCTGGGTAATTATAACAAGAATCCAGAAATCTTAAAGGCTCCCACTAAAATTGATAATTCAGGAGGACATTAATATATGAAATGTATCAAACGAGGAAGATCACCTGAACATAGAATTTGGCACGGAGAATGTCATAATTGTAATTCTGTATTTGAGGCACTTGAAGGTGAACTAACTAACATAGAAAACGATTTTAGTTTATGCAAAGAAAATGCCAGATTTGCAAGAGCTATGTGTGAAATATGTAAGAGTAACTTTGTTCTTTATCCAGTAAAAGCAAACGCACGAGATTACTATAATAAATGAATACCAACATTACATCTGAACAGCCCTATACAAGATACTTTTTAACCAACTCAAAAACAAAAGTAGCTAAAGTAAAATTTGTTCTATTATATAAAACAAAATGAGAGACTTCATTTACAGAATTTGGGACATCAAACAAAAAAAGTATATTATGACCGCTTCACTATATGGTGGTGAAGGAGTTACACATCTTACTCAATGTTTTAACCGCAACGAATCTATCATTGAACAATACACTGGTTTACACGATAGTAAAGGTAACAGAATCTTTGAGGGAGATATTCTATACTTTGTTGCTAAATATATTTACACCGAACCAGTAGAAGTTATCTATTATGGATCTTCATATGGGTGTATCACACACGATGAACGTGGTGTTCTAAAAGAATATACAGAACTAAATCACATTGTTCAACAATATCACCCAGAAGTTATTGGTAATAGACATCAACTGCCTTGTAAACCAGACCACAATGGTGAATGTATTCACTGTGACTGTTGGTTGACTGACTGCCCACTTTTGAAAAAAAACTCTTGACGTTTTCAGAATCTAAGGTATAGTTATAAATGTAGCAAGGACAAGATTCAATACGTCCAAACTACAATAAACATAAAAAACATAGAAAGGTATAGATAAAACTATGAAAGAAAAAGGTACAAAGCCTACCGATGTGGGCGTTATTGTCGGTCGCTTCCAGGTCAATGAATTGCACGATGCTCATACTGACCTAATCACTTCAGTGCTCAATAAACACGACCGGGTATTGCTGTTTCTAGGCAATAGCATCATTCGTAATACTCTCAACAATCCTCTTGACTATCGTGCAAGGCGAGCAATGATTGCAGAGAAGTTCCCCACTGTAGAGATTCATTATATTAATGATAATCCCTCGGATATTGCTTGGTCAAAGAATCTGGATAAGCTTATTGCTGAACAGTTGCTTCCAATGCAGACTGTTACACTATATGGTTCCCGTGATAGCTTCCTAAAGTGTTACAATGGTAAGTTCAATACTTGTGAACTTGAAGCTACTACTTTTATTAGTGGTACTGAGGTTCGTCGTCGTGTGTGTAACAACTATCCTCCCACAGCAGATTATCGTGCTGGTATGATTGCTGCTACTGCATATCGTTTTCCAACCGCATTTCAGACTGTTGACATTGCTGTGGTAAATGATAAGGGTGAACTGCTTCTGGCACGTAAGCCAGAGGAAAAGAAGTGGCGGTTGATTGGCGGATTCAGCGATCCCAATTCTATTTCACTTGAAGAAGACGCTAAACGTGAAGTGTTGGAGGAATCTGGGGTTGAAGTGGGTAACATCACGTATCTGGGTTCTACATTAATTAACGATTGGCGTTATCGTGGAGAAATTGACAAGATCAAGACTGCATTGTTTGTTGCCAAGTATGTGTTTGGTAAACCAGAGGGTGCAGATGACGTTGCAGAAGTCAAGTGGGTTTCTATCAATAATCTGAATAAAACTGATATTGTTGAAACGCACCACGTTCTGATTGATATGTTTAATGAAAAGTTTGTTAACAATATCAAGCTGAAAGATACATTTATTCAGCCTGACATTGACGGAAATATGCCTTGACTTTGAGTGAAGTCTGGGTTATTATAAAAGAGTAAAGATTAAGGTACAGATAAAAATCAATACAGAAAGATAAAATTATGAATAAGAACATTTGTTTGACTACGGATTCCTATAAGTTGAATCACTGGAATCAGTATCCCGCTGGCACTGAGAAGGTTTATAGTTACTTTGAATGTCGTAAGGGTGCTAAGTTTGCTAAAACTCCATTCTTTGGACTTCAGTATATTATTAAGAATCATCTTGAGGGTGTAGTTGTTACCCGTGAAAAGATTGAAAATGCTGCTAAGTTGTGTAAGGCTCACTTTGGTGATGAAAAGTATTTTAACCGTGAAGGTTGGGAATACATTCTGAATAACTATGGCGGTAAGTTGCCTGTTGTTATCAAGTCAGTTGAAGAAGGAACTGTTGTTCCTATCAACAATGTGTTGATGACTATTGAAAACACTGACAATAAGTGTTTCTGGCTCACTAACTTCTTGGAGACTATTTTGTCTCAGGTTTGGTATAGTACTACAGTCGCAGCTTTGTCCCGTGAAGTTAAGGTTAATATCAAGGAATATTTTGATCTTACCTCTGATGGTGGATTGCTTAACTTTGGATTGCATGATTTTGGATTTAGGGGTGCCAGCTCTTGGGAATCGGCGGGTATCGGGGGGGCTGCTCATTTGATTAATTTCTTGGGGACTGATACGGTAGTGGCTATGGAAGTCGCCGTGAACTATTATAATGCTGATCTTAATGGTTTGGCGTTTTCCGTTGCTGCCACTGAACACTCTGTTATGACTGCTCTTGGTAAGAATGGTGAAGAACAGGTTGTTGAGAATCTTCTGAACGAGTATCCTACGGGTATTTTGTCTGTTGTTTCTGACAGCTATGACATTTATAACTTCGTGAGCAACATTGTTGGCACTAAGTTCAAGGATCGTATTCTTGACCGTGACGGTGTGTTTGTTGTTCGTCCTGACTCTATTACTCCTACCCATCCTACTCCAGAGGAGGAAATGGTTTGGATTATGGAGAATTTGTGGGCTAATATCGGCGGAACCATTAACAGCAAGGGATACAAGGTTATCAACCCCAAGGTTCGTGTGTTGTGGGGTGATGGAATTGACATTGATGGTATCAAGAAGATTCTGTATGCTGTTACCAAGGCTGGATTTGCAACTGAGAACATTGCTTGTTTTGGTATGGGTGGAGGTTTGTTGCAGAAGGTAAATCGTGATACTCAGCGTTGTGCTTTCAAGTGTAGTGCTCAGTATCGTGATGGTCAGTGGTATGACATTCAGAAGAATCCCAAGGATGTTTCCAAGGCATCCAAGAAGGGCAAGCTCAAGTTGATCAAGGTTGATGGTGAATTTGAGACTGTTGGTGAAAATGATCCTGGTGAGGATTATTTGAAGGTTGTTTTTTATGATGGCGTATTGCTCAATGAAGTTGACTTTGCTACTATTCGTAAGAACGCTGCTTTGTAATTGACAAATCAAAGGTTTGCGGTTATCCTAACTAAAACCGCTTCTTTTATGACTGATAAAGTTAAACAAGTTATTGTAACGCGTAAAGATAATTTATTTTTAGTTATTTATAACCATATATATAATGTATATGATTATCTATCTTGTAACTAACTTGATTAACCAAATGAAATATGTAGGACAAACAATCCGTACACTTAAACAAAGAAAATCATCACATTTAAGTTCTTCAAAAAAAGGAAGTACATACTATCTTCATAGAGCGATTAGAAAGTATGGAGCTGAAAATTTCAAATGGGAAGTAATATACAATGCGTCTTCAGAAGAAGAATTGAATGAAAAAGAAACTTTTTTTATAAAAGAGTATAATACAAATTCACAAGATGGTTATAATCTAACGGAAGGCGGACGGGGAATTCGTGGTTGGAAACATTCGGAACTTACAAAAGAAAAAATAAAGCAGTGTGCGATAAAAAATAATTCAGCTCAATATTTGAAAAAGTTTGTTCAAAGTGAAGAGGGTAGAAAAAAAATTTCATTGATGCAATTAGGAAAAACATATGAAATGAAGTTTGGAAAAGAAAAAGCCAAACAAATGATAAAAGATAAACAAAGATTATATAATGACAAATATGGTCTGCAAAAATCATCTGAAATTAGAGAAAAAATATCTAAAAATAGTAAATCTGGATTGCAAGTAGTTAGAACAAAAATGTCTGAATCACACAAAAAAAATTTAGATATAAACGGAAAACGGATTGACATTACAGATCAAGGTCGTGAAAAAATGAAAAATCATATGATCGGGAGTAAAAATCCGTGTTATAAACACGTTGATGAAAATATGATAACATCATTAATATTTGATTATCAATCTACTAAAAAAGTTACAAATGAAATGGCCAAAAAACACGGAATATCTAAATATTTGATTATTAGAGTTTTAAAACAAAAAGGAATATATGAAAGAAAACGACAGAATAAAGCAAACCATAATAATTCGTAAGGACCTCAATATGAGTAAGGGCAAAATGGTTACTCAAGGTGCTCACGCAAGCATTGCATTTCTTACCCATCTAATCCGTGGATATAATGGAGAATCACTTCTTCTGAGTAAAGCTGAAAAAGAATGGGTATATGGCACTTTCTTCAAGGTTTGTGTGGGTGTAGATAGTGAAAAGGAACTGCTTGACATTGCATATAATGCTATTGCGATGGGTATATCAGTCAAATACATTGAAGAAACCGCCGGATTTGATAAACCTACCGTTACTTGTATAGCTATCGGACCAGATTATAGTTCTGTAATTGATCCCGTCACTAAACATCTAAAACTTCTATGAGTGTAATTTACCAACAGATTAACCAACGCCAGTATAGTGTACGAGCCAATATAGATTGGCCTGGAAGAGAAATTGGTAGTTTAGTTATGGATGTGGATGGTTATTTTTATTTCTGGCCAGTAGATAACAATGGTGCTTGGTCATCATATCATCTAAAAGAAGTAGCAAACAAATTAGATGAAATTAATAAATCGTGGAATGAACAAGTTGAAAAGGATTTGAACAAATGAAAACTATTAAACTATTTGCAGGTACAAGCAATCTACCATTGGCTCAGAAGATTTCACAGAATCTAAATGAACCACTAGGTAAGATCTACCACCACAAATTTCCAAGTGGTGAAACCTATTGTCAATTCAAGGAAAACATTCGTGGTAGTGATGTATTTTTAATTCAAGGCATTACCAATCCAGCCAATGAAAACCTAATGGAGTTGCTTGTTATGGCTGATGCGGCTAGGCGTGCTAGTGCAGAACGAATTACTGCGGTAATTCCATACTTTGGTTATGCCCGTCAAGATCGTAAGGATAAAAGTCGTGTTCCCATTACAGCTAGGTTAGTAATGGATTTGATTGCTACTGCTGGTATTGATAGGGTGGTAACTATGGATCTACATAGTCCACAAGTGGGTGGTTTTACTAATCTACCATTTGATCATCTTACATTTGAACCAGTATTGAGTGATTATATCAGTACCAAGTATCATTCATTGGCCTATAGGGATAGTGTTGTATTGATGGCACCTGATGTTGGTGCGGTCAAACGTGTAGAAAAGTATGCGGATCTACTAAGAAGTGATTTTGGATTCATTAGTAAGAAGCGTGTAAGTGATACCAAGGTTGAACTACAAAATGTTGTAGGTAATGTAAAAGATAAACACGTAGTTATTATTGATGATCTTACAGAAAGTCTTGGTACTATGGTTCAGGCGGCTAATGAATGTAAGAAACAGGGTGCTGTAAAGGTAACTTGTGCTGTTACACATGGTTGTTTGACTGATATGGGTATCAAACGATTGGCGGAAAGCAATAGTATTGATGAATTTATTCATAGTAATACAACAAATACTTGGGGTAATATTGGATTCAAACCAGCTAATGTTACAGAGTTGGATGTGAGTATGTTGTTTGCTAAGGCTATTCGTAGTATCAACCAGAATGAAAGTGTAAGTGAACTATTTGTATGAAAACTTGGACTCAAATTATTCAACACGTTCAAAGTCAAAAGGTTGAACGTAAATGGGAAAAGTTGTATTGGTGTATTGACTTACATGATACCATCATTAGTGGTACATACAACCGATTCAATAGTGGAGCAGTCATTTATCCATATGCCAAGGAAACTCTTGATTATCTATACAATAGTCCAGATCATTATACTATTCTTTGGACAAGCAGTTATATGACATCAATTCAAGATGTGGTTCAACGTTTTGATTTGAATTTTAATGGTATCAATTGCAATTCAGAGTGTCCTAATACATCATTGTGTGATTTTCAAGACAAGTTTTACTTTAATTTTTTACTTGATGATAAGGCTGGATTTGATGGTACCAAAGATTGGCGTGAAATTTATGAAGCATTGACTAATGTTAACAACAAATAATTTATGAAATATATTGAAGCTCCTAATAAACATAAAGGCAAGTCAGGTATTCCCACACTATTTCTGGGCGGAGGCATCAGCTCATGCAAGGACTGGCAAGCCAAATTGGTTGAAAAGTTGAAGGATTATAATGTAACCATTTATAATCCCCGTCGTAAAGACTTTGATATCAATAATCCAAAGGTCAGTGAAGAACAAATTAAGTGGGAACATAAGTATCTACACGAATCAAACATTCTAGTATTTTACTTTGCGCAAGAAACATTATGTCCAATTACATTGTTTGAATTGGGTGCAACATTGGAACGCAACATTTATACTACTTTCAAACAAGATATTATAGTATATTGTGAACCAGAGTATTCTCGTAAGTTTGATGTGGAATTGCAGACTAAACTAGCAATCAAGAATGCTAGGGAACTTAGTGAGGGTTTTTGGACTCCTGATGATTACTTTGTATCAATTCATGACAATTATGATGATTTTGTAGATGAATTGAAAGCAATTGTTGATATTGCTCAAGTTTATGTTTAAAAAATAAAATATTGATTTAGTATCTGTCTATTGATATGTTATTAGTATATGGAAAAACTAAATCGTAAAGGGTTCTTCGCCACCCTATTTGGCGGAATCGCAGGTGTTGTTGCTGGTTCAAGTGTTAAAGCATCTGAACCTATTGTACCACCACCAGTTGTAGAAACAGTTGTATATTGTGACAAATTGGTATTTACACATAGTAGTGGTGCTAGTTGTGTAATGTCATTTGTTGATAGTGATAACTTTGCAATCAGAGTTAATAATAGTGAGAATATTTCAATCAATATTCATTCCCCACTCAAAAAACCAGAACCAGTTACATCAAATCTAAGTAACTTAACATTTAGTTCTAACGGTAATATTGGAATGGGAACGGCTTTTCCTAGAACAAAACTTGATATTCGTGGTTGGTAAAAATCATTGTTGTTATATAGTAGAATGTAGGGGTGGAGAACTTTATTGTGGGTATTCTAATAATGTTGAAAAACGAGTAGATACCCACAATAAATCTTTAGGGGCAAAATATACAAAGACACGATTGCCTGTTAGATTAGTATATACTGAATGTTTTGATACCAAGAGTGAAGCAATGAAGAGGGAGTATCAAATCAAACAATTGAACCGTCAACAAAAACTAAAACTAATAAATGAAAAACAATAAAGCATTTACATTAATAGAATTAGTATTAGCAATAACTATATTGCTTGGTATTATTGGTGCAATTGTTATTAACTATGATAGTTTGGTGGGTAATACTAGATACTACGAAGCAAGAGAGAATCTGAAGACTTATTTAATTAATTTAAAGTATCAATCCGCATTTCAACAAAAAGAGTTTGAACTTACATTTGATCCAGATTATAATATGTATAGTTCGTTTGAAGACTTTTATTTATTAGATGCTGTAACAAATGATTTGAAGATACTAGAAACAAGTGCCACAAAGATTGTGTTTTTTCTTGATGGTAGTGTACAAGAGAGTTATATTGTTACAAGCAACTTGGAGGGAACTATTACCAACAAATTTATTATCAATGTTATTGGTGAGGTAAAATACGAAGGTTATACCAATGACATTATAGAAAATAAAGAATCAGAAGTACAAACAGAATAAAGTTATGACCAAAGTTTATTTGCCGGTTATATGTTATAATCATACAGTGTTATCGCACTTTATGTTTAGTGTGATGAAGTTAATCTTTGAAGGACAAAAGAGAGGTATATCATTTGCTTTGGATTGTATATACTTTGAAAGTCTAATTGCTAGAGCACGTAATGCTGCAGCTGCTAGTTTTCTAAATCAACCTGATTGTGACTATATGATGTTTATTGATAGTGATATCAGTTTTGAACCAGACAGTTTCTTTTCGTTATTGAAAGCTGATAAAGATGTTGTTTCAGGATTATACCCGAAGAAATATATCAATTCATCCAAAGTAAAATTATTGGCACAAAGTGGACCCGAAACAATAGGGGATAGATTTGAAGAAGCTTGTACTGACTTTGCTACTGAGATCAAATTTGGGAAAGATGTTAAAACCATAGAGAAAGTAAATTATGCGGCTACTGGTTTTATGTTGTTCAAGAAACGTGTCTTTAATCAGATTGCTAGAGAAATGCCTAATATAGCATACAAGAATGATATTGATGGGTATATGGGATATGGAGACAAGTTCTATGATTTCTTCCCGTGTAAAATAAATGAACAAACCAAACGATATGAAAGTGAAGATTATGGCTTTTGCAATCTTTATAGAAGTATTGGTGGTGAGATATATGTAGATACAACTTGCAACTTGACACACTATGGTTGGAAGGGATATAAAGGTAACTTTTATCAACAAAACAAACTGTTTACTGTATGAGATTAATAATTTGTTTACCCGGCAATAATTTCTCAGGTCAATGGTTAGATAGCTTTATACCATTTTATAATTGGTGTATTCAAAACAAAATCACTCCAATATTATCTCGTAGGGAATCTTGCAACATTTATTATGTACGTAATATGTGTTTGGGTGGTGATTCTAATGCTGGAGAAAATCAAAAGCCGTGGCAAGGCAGAGTTGATTATGATTATATGTTATGGATTGATAGTGACAACATATTCAGTATAGATAACTTCGTTAAACTATACAATATGCGAAAGGAAATTGCATCTGGTCTATATCTAATGCAAGATGGTAAACACTATGCTACAGTCAAAGATTGGAATGAAGATCATTTCAAAAAATATGGTAGTTTTGAATTTTTAACACCTTCTAAGTTAAAAGAACACAGTGATCCTTTTGTTGTGGATTACACTGGATTTGGCTTTATACTTATAAAAAAGGGTGTATTTGAAAAACTAAAGTATCCTTGGTTTAGACCAATGTGGAAACAGTTTGGCAATGTTACTGAATTTACGATGGAAGATGTAAGCTTCTGTCATTTGATTAAAGAACAAGGTATAAATGTTTGGGTACATCCAGAGGTTATTGTTAAACACGAAAAGAAAGTATTGTTATGATAATATGGTTTACAGGTCAGCCAAATAGTGGTAAAACCACTTTAGCATTAGAACTAGTTCACAGTTTACACGAAATGCGTAAAGATGTTACCGCAACAATAATAGATGGCGACTCACTAAGAACAATTACAAAAAACGTAGACTATTCAAAAGATGGTAGACGTAAAAATGTACAAACCGCTATAAATTTATCTATCAATTCAGATACAACTAATGATTATACTGTTGTAGCACTTGTATCGCCATTTAGAGATTTACGTGAGTCATTAAAAAATAACAACAAACATACTGTTAAAGAAGTATATTTACATAGTAACAGATTACGTGAGGGTAAAATGGTAGATTATTATGAACCACCACTAACCAATTATCTTGACATTGATACTGATAAGCATACAATAGAAGAATCAATTAAATTAATCTTAGACTATATCAAATGAAAGCAATTATTGCAATGGCGGAAAATAGAGTTATAGGCAAAAATGGTGGATTACCTTGGCCTAGTATAAAAGAAGACTTTAAGTGGTTCAAAGAATTTACCACGGGTAAAAAACTTATTGTGGGTAAAAATACATTTGATACTCTTCCTATGCTCAAGAATAGAGAATGTCTTGTATTAACCAGACCAGTGGAACAATTTGATGCTTATATAACAAATCAATATCTAGTAAACAATAACTCTATGAGTGGTCAAATGATTACTATGGAGGATGTTGAGCTGTATAGCAAAGGTAATACCGAAGATTTAATTGTAGCGGGTGGAGCTAAAACATATGTTAGATTATTACCATATATTACAGAATTTTATGTTACGCATGTAAATGGTAGTTATGAGGGTGATACATTTATGCCACCATTTGAAGATTTGTTTACTAATAAAGAAGTTGTAAAAGAATTTGACGGACACAAAGTTATAAAGTATACTAAGTAATATGAACAAAGTAGACACAGAATATTTCAGAATTGTCAATGATATTTTGACAAACGGAAGACTTAAAAAGAACCGAACTGGTGTAGATACCATTGGTATTTTTGGTGCTCAAGCCAAATACAATGTGGATCTAAACGCATTTCCTCTATTAACCACCAAAAAAGTTCATTGGCCAGCAATTGTTCACGAATTGCTTTGGTTTATCAGTGGAGATACCAACATCAAGTATCTGGTTGATAACAATGTTCGTATTTGGAATGAATGGGCATTTTCTCGTTATCAGAAAGTCAAACCAAGATTGGGTGGATTAATGTTAGCAGATGAATTATTGTTGTCTAATCAAGAAAAACGAGTATTGGCTTCCAAGTTAGAACCAGAAGATTTTGATGTGGTTGATAGTATAAAGAAATCAATACAGGAAAAACAAAATAAATTCATTGACCGAATCAAAAACGATGTTGAATTTGCTAAGGAATGGGGTGAATTGGGTGAAGGAACTTATGGTAGAATGTGGCGGGATTTTCCATTTTTTACAATTGTTGATAAAACTGATCCATCAACGATGCCAAAATTCAAATCTTTAGGAACAAAGGGAACGTATTGTGGAGATGAACCATTAACTTTTCTAGGAAGAATTGATCAAATTACAAAAGTTCTTGAAAAGTTAAAAAACAATCCAGATGATCGTCGTATGATTGTGAGTGCATGGCATCCACACTGGGTAGATCATTGCGCATTGCCACCCTGTCATTGTCTTTTCCACTTTCATACAGAAGAATTGACTTTGGAAGAGAGAGTTGAGATTTTACAGAAACAAGTTGGTCCTGTAAATCTTCCTAAATCTGATGTGTGGATCATTCAAAAACTGAACGAGGACAATATTCCAACTCGTCGTTTGAATTGTTTGTTATACCAAAGATCCGTGGACACTGCACTTGGAAAGCCATTTAATATTGCAAGTTATGCACTGTTAACTGCTATGATTGCGCAAACTGTTAATATGGTTCCAGGTATGTTTACGCATTCAATGGGTGATACGCATATTTATGTAAATCACATTGACGGATTGAAGTTACAATTAACTAGAGAACCAAAGAAACTACCTAGAGTTTGGTTGAATCCAGAAGTTAAATCACTGTTTGATTTCAAGTATGATGATATCAAATTATTAGATTATGAGTTTCATCCAACAATTAAGTTTGATGTAGCTGTATGAAAAAACAGACCAAGAAAGAAAAAGAAGAAATTAAGATGAAGTTGGCTTATTTTGACCGACTTGTAAAACAAACCCGTGAACTAATTAAACAAGGTTATACTGTACCAGATTTAAGCAGTTTGGTACGTCCAAGCAGATGAAATACAAATATAGCGTTAGAATACATAATGTATCTACTACCGAAGAATTAGAAACTATAATGAACGAATATGGTTCAAAAGGTATTCGCGTCATTAAAGCAGATTTCTTAGGTTCTAAACTAGTTAACTGTAGACAACAAGCTAGATATACTCTATACTTAGAAGAGAAAATTAAAAAATGATAATATATGTATAATTTATTTTTGGATGACCTGCGCATTCCAACGCATGTAACTTGGGTTAATGTCCCAAAAGATCAACATTATTCAGTGGTAAGAAACTATCAAGAGTTCGTAGACATAATTACACTACGAGGACTTCCTAAGTTTGTTTGCTACGATCACGATTTAAATGATATTCATTATGGACATGGTTTACAAGGTGATGATATTCCATACGATTCATATACTGAAAAGACTGGATATGACGCTGCAAAATGGCTTGTGGATTATTGTATGAAGAAGGGTGTTAAACATCCTCCGTATGTAGTACACTCTATGAATCCCGTGGGTAAACAAAATATTATTAGTTATGTGGAATCGTATAACAAAACTGTTTAAAGACATTGCTAGTGGGTGTATAGTTATCTTTTTGTTTTATTTCGCTATTGCAAGTATTGTCTTTGCACTTAGACATCCTTGGGCTACTAGAACAGAGCAAATGATTCATATTGGTGACGCTTTAATGTTTAATAAAATATCCTATAAAGAAATGAGAGGAGAATATGAAGAGCGCTGATAATATTGTTGAATTAACAGATAAAGATATTAAAAAGTATACCAAGTTAAAAGAGGGTGAAAATATCAAGTCTGATGATTTGGTTCATATTGAAGAAAATACTTATGCTAAAGTAGGTAAAGGAAACATATTGTGTAAGCTTTCAGTAAACAAGTATAATACAATTTTGAGGGCAAAATGATTAAGTTGTTATTTGCACTGTCAATATTAGTATTTGTTTATATTATTGGTTGGCATCAAATTTACGGACAATTTATTAATTCATTTTATAAAAAATATGAAATGTGGTTGATATGGTTAAGTGTGCCTAGTACATTGTTATCAATATATGCTACAAAATTATTAGCAGAATATTTTAATGGAAAAATGTGGCCAAATAGAATTTTTACATTTAGTATTGGTATAGTTATGTTTACAATATTGACACATATTTATTTTAATGAAAAAATAAGTATTAAAACATTGACACTAATTGCATTAAGTGCATTAATAGTTATATTACAAGTTTTGTGGAAATAAATTATGAATAATAAAATTGAAAAATTACCCAATGGTGACTTTAAAGTAATATCTGAAATGGAAGAATGTATTGTATGTGGTGTTGAAACAAATGAACCCAAAGACAAACATATTGACTATCGATATCACTATGTAGAAGGTGTTGGTCAACTTTGCGGTAAATGTGCTGAAAAATATGAATAAACTAACTAAACCAAATGCTTTTGTATTTAAAGCATTCATTGACAATCAATACAGACTATGTGTATGTCCTCGTATTGATAATAAGTGGAGTGAAAAAGATATTGTATATATCCAAAACTACGATGGAGCATTCGATGATGTGCTTCATGAGAAAAATTTCAGTATTCTATTTGTAGGATATGAAAAAACAGATGAAACAAATGGATCATTTACTTTGAAAAACGTTAATGCTCAATATCTCAAAAGTGATACATCAATCGCTAGTGAAATGTATAGCAAGGGAACTTTTTTTGAAACAATAGAACAAGGATATCAATTATTTTATGAGCAACCAGAACGGCAAGGGGAGCAAACCCAGACCAACCAATAAAAAACAATACGATAAAAATTACGACTCAATTAATTGGGGAGATAAAAAGAAATCCAAATCAACTGAGAAGTGAAAAAAGTAATTCTTTCCAAAATAGAATATGAGTTTTTAGTGGAATGTTTGGAGAAACTAGAGAAACAAACAGATAATTCTCTTGCAGATCCCAAATGGTCTGAAAAACTAGATACAACTCAAAGACTATATGAGTTGGAAATGGAATACTATAAAATTAAAAAATACGGAGAACCATCTACCAAATATGATATGGTAAGATGGTTACTCACCAAAGTAAAAAACAAAACACTTGACTTTTAATTAGTTAATTGTTAACATAGGTTATGTTAAATTTTAATTCAGATAAAAAGAAGATTGTCATTGTTGCTGATCCACACAATGATATTAATAAACTTGATAAGATCCTCACTAAAGAGGATGCTGATATCAACATTGTTTTGGGTGATTGGTATGATAGCTTTGTATATGATGATCCAATTCATTACGAAGCTACTACAAAATATCTAAGAGACACGTTTCTACCCAACCCAAAGAACTATACTCTATTTGGTAACCACGATATACATTATCTGTATTACAATGAAAGTGCGATGTGTAGTGGTTATGAAGAATGGAAATATAGAACTATTGACGAAACATTAGGTAAAGATCGTGGAACTGTTCGTAACAAGTTTCATTGGTTTATTGTGTTGGATGATATTCTACTAACCCACGCTGGATTGGATACTAGACTATTACCTCCACAGATTAAAACTAACACGGATATATTTAATTATCTTGATGAACAGTCAAAACAAGCATCTTCCAAATTGCTTTCAAATGATCTTCATTGGTTTTATCAAGTTGGACGTAGTAGAGGCGGTATGAATAGAACTGGTGGCATTGTTTGGTGTGATTTTGATCATGAGTTTAGTCCTATTGATGATTTGAAACAAATTGTGGGTCATACTAGTCAATGGGAAACTGGTAGAGCTAAACAACACAATAGTGAAGGATACATTAATATTACAGATGCAAATAATATTTGTATTGATTGTCATATGAATCAGTATCTTGTAATGACCGATGGAAAGTTGGAGTTAAAAAATTACATAGATCTGTAAGTAATAAAGGTTTATTTGTAACAAATTACAGAGGGATGTTACGTAACTGTGACATCCCTTTACTTTTGCATTGTTTATGATATTTTAAAGTATATGGACGACCTTCAAATTACTTGTAACTATTGTGACACCGCAGCTAAAATAAAACGGGATAAGATTTATATGCAATGTCATTGTGATGATGACCGTCGTATAATTGATATACGAGAGTATCTTTTAGAAGACAAACATCACGATTATTTATATTCTATGTTCAGTGATAATTTTGTGTATAATGAAGCCAAAGCTTGATAGTTATACTTAAAGAAAGGTATAACATTATGTCAGGTCTTTATTTGGGAATCAAAACACAAAATCCAGTAGTTGGTATTACCAGCAACAATCCAGGCGCAGCAAATGCTATGTTAGCCGCACAACAAATGGCACAAGCACAACAACAACCACAACCAGTTCATCAAGATTCAAAGTGGAATCAAGGACAAGGTACTGTTGTACACGAAATGCCTTGGCACAAAGCACATCCTGGTTTGAAGAACGTTCAATAATTTTATTTGTTTGTTTATTCATCACACACCCCACAGTAAAATGTGGGGTTTTTGTTTGACAGTCAAATATACTATGATATAATATAATAATATGGATCTCAACGCTAAAAAAATCAACGAAAGCTTAGAAAAATCTGAAGCTACTGAATTGAAACCTTGGTACAGAACCAACAAATATGGCGATTGGATATTGGATCATATTGCCTATGGATGGCGTGTATATTACAAATATTATGATGTAAAACGATGGATTATTAGTACCTATCAACGTATGCGTTATGGTGTAAGTGATAGTGAATGTTGGAGTTTGGACTGGACACTTACAAATTTTATTCTACCCAGACTAAAACATTTCAAGAAGATCAATGTTCATACATACCCACCAGATATTACACCTGAACGATGGAATGAAATATTGGATGAATTGATTTGGACATTTGAATATATGCATGATGAAGAAAAGTTCAATCCAACTCCTATGTTTAGATATGAAGTTGACAATATGGATGATTACTTTAAAAATATCAAACGTGAAAAAACACCAGAACAAAAACAAGCTTGGGATGAATATCTGAAGAAAAATGAAGAACTAGAAGAACGTCGTAAAAAAGGAATGTTATTGTTCGCTGAATATTATCAACAACTATGGGATTAAATTATACACCTCCAGACTGGAACGAATGGTTTTTGCAAGGAGTTTATTGGGTTGCTAGTAAATCCAAAGATCCCAAGACCAAGATTGGCGCTCTTATTGTAAAAGACAAACGTATCATTTCAACAGGCTACAACGGTATTCCTATTGGAGTAGATGACAAAAATGAATTACGTCACGAAAGACCAGAAAAATACAAGTGGTATGAACATGGCGAACGTAATGCAATTTACGCAGCTGCCAAGTACGGTATAAACACCGATGGCGCAATTCTTTATACCAATGCGCTTCCATGCGCAGATTGTGCTAGGGGTATAATTCAAAGTGGTATCAAATGTGTTTATATACATCAACAATTCAATGATTTGTGTAACTCAACACAAAGAGAACAATGGAAGGGACATGACAATGCTACTTTCACAATGTTTAATGAATCTGGAGTAGAAGTACATACCATTGATAGAATTTTAGGATGTAAAGCATATTTTGACGGAAAAGTGTTTGACATTTAAAAAAAGGTGTGGTAGAGTTTATCTATGATCAATAATAATGAGTTGTTCGCTAAGGTACTGGCTGATAATCCTCTTCCGTATCGTTGTGGTGATAAGGTAAATACCAATCGTGGTATTGGTTATATCAGTGGTTATAACTTCAAGGACCGTGAAAAGACTTGGAAGTTTACTATTCGTCCATATGGACTACCCAATTATTATATTGATGTTGAAACTGTATATGGAAAGGTAGAATAATATGGAATTTGAAAGTAATACGGATATTTTAAGAGATTTGATGGATCAACTACATACATTACATAAAGAAAATGCTAGGTTGCTTCAGAAAATCGAAGCGTTAGAAAAACATAATGAAGAATTGAATCGTAAGTTAAAAAGCATTCAAGCAATATTTCTATGAAAATCTTTTTAGTATTTTTTATTAATTTGTCAGTATCATTGTTAACCAGTATATTGCTTTATAAGTTATTTAAAGTGGATGTATCTCCCACAATTATTTCTATTGGATTGATTGTTGTGTATATGTGTTTACCACAACGATTTCACGATTGGATTGCTGAAAAATGAATATTAGACCATCACAGTGTTTTGAATGTGAGACTGGAACATACAAAGATGTTACTGTCAATTATTTCTCACAATTAAGTGGGGGAAGAAGTTGTGTAACCAAAGATGTAACAATTCAACGTTGTGACACTTGTGGTGCTGAAATTTTAGATTCTAAAGCGTCTAAGATAATTGAATCAAATATTGAACGTAATTTTCCCGGTCATTACGATAAGTGGAAAACCAAGAACAAACCCAGATTATGAACATTCACGTTCCCGAAGAAATTAAATCTAAATATCCTCATATGGAATTTAGGGGTAAACAACGTCAATTAAATGATAGAATTGTGATTGAAGCGTACAATCATGCAATTAATCAGAACTTTTTCTATAGTTTTGATGAGGATTTCTTTTGGTTTCCCGGTCAAATTCCAGACTACAAACTTCCAAAGATATGAGTAAAATGGAATTACCATGTAATACGTGTCCTCATAATTCAGTATGTTGTAAATGGGGAACATTTTTGTCAAATGAAGAGGGTGAATCTTTACTAAAAGAATTTGGTGTTGAGTTCATATTTTTTGATAATGATAAAAAAGAATATCGTACTCAAACTTGGAATGGCAGATGTGTATTTTGGAAAAATAATGAATGTACCATTCACTCTCATAAATTTTATCCATCTGTATGTCGTAAATTCCCTTGGGAAGACGGTAGAAATCCATCTTTACCAATGGCGTATGACGCAACTTTGTGTCCAGAAATCTCTTGACTTAATATAAATCTTTGGTAATCTAGACTTATGAGTGAACAAACCTATATGAACCTAAAAGATGCAGTAAAGCGTCCTAAGTTTGATCTTAAAAACATCAATCGTGCGAATACCCAATTCAAACGATTGGTTGATAATTACCAGAAATGGAATGAAGATGAGGGTCTTAATGAACCTCGTTCGACATATGAAGACGACATTATTGAGTGTCTTGGTCATTATGATTTGGATGGTTATCAACTTGCTGAATATTTGCATGATTACAAATATGTTGAACCAAACACTGAACTAGTAGATATTCTGGATGATGCTCTTTTTGTGAAGAGTTCTCTTGAAAGAGAAATGTTTGCTCAATGGGTTAAAGAAAACTTTTTGACCATTCCAGAGGATGTGGTTGGTAAGAAGGTTAATGCGAAACAGAATCTTCGTAAATATGAAGATCATTACATTACTGGAATTAGACCAGACACTTATCAAGTAACTGTTAGTGAAAATGCTACCAAGCAAGGTGGTTGGATTGTTGGATTTGAAAATGTAACTTTTGTTAATTAATATGAATGTGAATCAATTGATTAAACGACTACAAATGTACCCACCAGATTTGCGTGTGGTTGTTCGTGGTTATGAAGGTGGATACAATGATGTAGACACTTTTGAAAATCTCAAGATTGTGCTTGACTATCATAGTGCATGGTATTATGGCAAACATGAGGATGCGTCAACCATCCATAATGAAGAAGTTAAAGCTAATGTTGTTGATGCATTACAAATTGGATAAAAACAAGATTGGGTTATATGGAACAGTTATTGGTACATTTAGTAGCAGACTATTACTTTCAAAGTGATTGGATGGCGTTAAACAAAAACAAGCGATCCATTCCTTGTTTGGTTCATTGTGTGTTATATACTGTACCATTTTTGTTGCTTACCCAAAATTTATTGGCATTATTTCTAATATTTGCTACCCACTTCGTTCAAGACAGATGGTGTATTATCAAATACTTTGTGTGGTATAAAAATCGTATAGGTCCAGACTGGTCCTATCCATCATATGACAAATGTAATGTAACTGGTTATTATGATGATTGGAAAAATACCGATCCAGATGCTAGACCCAAGTTTATTAGTACTTGGCTATACATTATAAGCGATAATACCTACCATCTAGTTTGCAATTATTTGATTCTGAAATATTTGGCTTGAGTTTCTTTAAAGTCTTGATAAATTGATTTTATGAAAAATAATCGTAGATATCGTGAGAAGTGTAATGCTAACACTATTGGTATATCTTCTACATACGCAAATCAGCGTATCCATGACTTTCTTAAGGGTTGGGGAACTATATCCAAAGATGGTAAATCTATTCTTTGGGATACGTGGCGACCATTAACCAAAAAGCAACGTGAAAAGATGGATCGTCATTGGAAGAAAAATCCTCCGTTCTCAGAAGTCATATTTCCTGTTATTAATAAAGTGATGCCTACTATAACTGCCGACGAAATTGTGTCTGTCCAACCAATGATGAATCCACCTTCTGGTTCTAAATTTTTCGTTGACTTTCCGTAAAGTCGTGGTAAATTAGACATATGAAGATTGACATAGAAAAGGTTGACCTCACCCAATTTATGGTGCATGAACATTCACTTAATGGTGAAATTGTTTATTTGATTCAACCTCAACATATCGGCACCAAGTGGACTCAAGACAACAAGCACATGCGTAGTGTGGTTGTGAATTATGCTGGTGAAGTTATTAGTGCATCATTTCCTAAGTTTACCAACTGGGGTGAGAATCCTGATCACTTTCCTGTTCCTAACTCACTAAAGAATGCAACTATTGTTGAAAAACTTGACGGTAGCACTTTAATTGTTAGCAAGTATAACGGACAATATATTCTGCGTACCCGTGGAACTGTTGATGCGTCTAAGCTGGCTAATGGTTTTGAGTTGGAACTATTCAAGTCAACTATTCTAAATAAGTTGCAGGATAATAATGATACTTGGGATTATTCTATCATTTGGGAATGGCTGTCTCCAATCAATAAAATTGTGCTATCGTATGGTGATGAACCTATGTGGAAGTTGATTGGTTTTATTAATCATATCAACTATTCACTTGCACAACAAGATATGTTGGATGCTATGGCTAAGAAGTATGATTTACTTCGTCCAGAAATCTATACTTTTACTGATATATCTGATATGTTACAGATTGTAGATAAGTGGCAGAATAAAGAGGGTGTATGTTTATATAGTAAGAATGACCAAGTTATTCATAAGATTAAAGCATCAAAATATCTCCTGTTACATCATCTAAAGTCTGAACTTAGTTCACTAGAAAAAGTATTGGATGTCTGGCTAGAGCAAGGTATGCCTGACTATCGGACTTTCTACAACTATATCTTTACCACTTTTGATTTTGAGTTAGCAGAGCAAATTAAAGGTACAATTAGCCGTATTTGTGATGCTAAGAAGGAAGTGGATCTGATTGTGAGTGGTATGAATGATTTTGTGAATAACAGACTCAAGACTCTACCTACTCGTAAGTTACAGGCTGAACAAGTAATTTCAGCTTATGGTAATACCAATCGTGCGGCTTTTTTGTTCAAAATTTTGGATAATCGTCCATTGGGCAAGGAAGAATATAAGAAGTTACTATTTCAAGTATTAAAGAACTAAAACAATAACCCCACTATTAATTTAGTGGGGTTTTATTTTTTGTATATATTTATATAGATATGAACAATTTACTTAACGAAACATTTCAAAAGCATTTAACTCTTCTACACAAAAGATTGAATGAATCTATGTCTGAAGAAAATGTTGATCTTTTAAATGAAGGTTTTAAAGATATATTGACAGCTATGGCTGTTGCGGGTGCTGTATTACTTAGCGGCAAGGTAGGATATGACAATATTCAATTGAGGAAAAAATGGGAAGACGCGTATGAAAAGGTGAAAGTGAGTGATCCTGAGAAGGCTGAAAGAATAAAAAGGTTGATTGCGGTTCATAGATTTACTAGTTCAAAATATTTTGGCAGAAGACAAAATGCGAAGGAGGAGATAGAAAGTATTATTGATGATTTTAATAACTCTACTAATAAGTAAATAATTAATCATTTAAATAATTAAAACACTAACCCCACTATTAATTTAGTGGGGTTTTTTATTTTTCTATATATTTATATTATATGAGTAATAAACTTAACGAAACATTTAAAAAACATTTAGGTCTTCTCAATAAAAAATTGAATGAAGGATTATTTGAGCCTGACGACGACACCATAGGTGCTAAACTAGGCTTTTGGCTAGATCAAAATAGTAGTGGTTATGCCTCTTCATTTGAAGTTGATACCGTTTTGGATGATTTAGATATTGAAAAAGGTACGCCTGCATTTAATGAATTGGTGGATGAATTCAAAGAAAGTGGTTATGAATTGAAAGGAAACGAGTTTGTAAAAATTGTTAAAAAAGTTAAAAAAGGTAGTGGCGTATCAGATGAAGTAGTAAAAGATACTGCTAAGCAATATATAAAACATTTTGGTAAAGGTTCATATTCTTTGGGAATCTCAGCTAAAGATTTTGTAAGTTTGAGTCAAGGAGAAGGAGATTCCGATATTAGAAGCAACTTTCCAAATTGGAGTGATGAAAACTTTAAACAAGTATTAGACATACTTTATACAGATGGTGGATTAAAAAGACCAGTAGATGAAACATTTCAAAAACACTTGGGTCTTCTACGTAAAAAATTGAACGAGGACACTGGTGACATTGTATCTATGATTGAACGATACATCGAAATTATAGAAACTCTTAAGAGTGTAGCTTTAAGCTACGACGGTGACACTCCAGCTTTGGAAGATGAAAAACGTAATATCAAATCTCAAATTATTAGTTCCAAAGGACAAGAATACTTTAATATGGTTGATGAACTAGCTGAACTAAAAGTTCGTAAAGGTAACCAATCTAAAGTTGAAGCATTAGCAAATCGATTGGGACTGCCACAATTAGCATTAAGTGAAGTAACTACTGATGGTGGTTCACTACCTGAACTTGCTTTAAAAGGCGCTGAGGTAATTGATGTAATGACATCGAGTGATGGCAAAGTTCATCTTCGAATAAAAGCTGCAAATTCAACCCAGTTATATGACGCTGTATTAGTATAAAAAAGATAATCTTTATATCAAGCCCCACCGATTAAAATAAATTGGTGGGGTTTTTTACTTTAATGTAACTAATTATATACAAGAGTTTGATATTTAATATTATATGAATACACTAAAAAAGTTTTTTAAGATGGTTTTTGGTAATAACGATAATAACGAGTGTTATGATTTAGTGTTATTGAAAGCTGTTTTAGATAGTAACAAACAACAAACTGAAAGGTTAAACGAAATTATGGCTGCAATTAATAATCTACAAGACGCATTGGCACGTTTGAGTGCTGCAACTGATAGTGCTGTAACAGTATTAAACACTCCACATCCAAGTGAAGAAGCAATTCAAGCTGCTGCTGACTTGGTAAATGCACAAGCTGCTCGTTTGGAAGCTGCTAGTGACAATGATCCAACAACCACTGCCTAATTCACATATTAGTTGAATATGAAAACCCCACTATTAATTTAGTGGGGTTATTTGTTTATTAGTTCTTCTTTGGTTTGGTTGGTCTATCACCATCTTTTGGTGGACCATCGTGTTTTGGACCTCTTGGACCGCCTGGTGGTGGACCAAAACTTCTCATTAATTTACGATCATCATCACTGACCTTGGTACGTTCTTCTTTGTCCAACTTACCATCTTTATTCACATCATATTTAGCAACCAAAGCAACACGTTGTGCTTTTTGTTCCTCTGTCAACTTTGGACGAGGAGGACGATTACCTGGAGGTGGACCTTTTGGACCTTCTTGAGCATTTAGAGATAATGCTGCGGTTAATACTAATAGATATTTTAACATATATTTCCTTTGTTTGTGTAACCACCATTGATTACATTACATATATACCATATCAACCACCCCAAATAAACATCTTTTACTTCCTCTTTACAATTTTCTCTTGACTTTATAACAAGTAGATGTTAATATACACATATGAATAACACAATTTATATTGCCGTTGGCTTGCCTGGAAGTGGTAAGTCAACTTATGCAAAGAACTTTATTAAAGACAAAGATATTGAATATCTAAGTAGTGATGAACTACGTGCAAAATTTGGAAGTGGAGAAACGGACCAAACTTGCACAAATCAAGTTTTTGGTCATATCAAACGAAAGGTTGACGAATTTCTAAAAGATGGTAAAAATGTATTAGTAGACGCAACTAGTGTAAATCGTAGAGAACGAAGTGACTACACTAATACAGCCAAAAAGTATGGTGCAAAGGTAGTTGCTCTTGTATTCAAGATGGATCGTGATGGATTAATTGCACGAAACCAGAAGAGAGGTAGTGAAGGTGGTAGAGTTGTACCTACTTTTGTAATCGACAAAATGCTTGCTAAGTTTGAAGAACCTTCTACAAATGAAGGCATTGATGAGGTAATTTATGTTTGAAAGACCGCTAAAACTAATTCATAATGATGATCACAAGGTATTCTTTACCAGTGATACTCATTTCCGACATAATCAAAGCTTCATATTTGAAGCTAGAGGATATAAAGATCGTTATGAACACGATGATGCTTTGATTGCGAAGATCAATGAAGTGGTGCGTCCAGAAGATACACTAATTCATCTTGGTGATTTTTGTCTTAATATTACTCCGCCTGAGTTCAATGAAATTCTGGCTAGAATCAATTGTCAAAACATTGCTTATATTTGGGGCAATCATAACAGCTGTATTCGTAAGCATTATGAAGATGCTGTTGCTGGCCATTTGAATATGGTTAGATTCACTGGTAACAGTCCTAATGATGGCATTGAAGTGTATCCATATGCAATTGGTAAACTAACTTATCTGGGTTATTATAAGGAATTGATTGTAAACGGTCATATGATTGTTATTCATCATTACCCACATCAAATCTTTAACCAAATGCAAAAGGGTGCTTGGCAGTTGAGTGGTCATAGTCACTATACCAATCCAACCACTCAGGTAGATTATCCAGACAATAAAATTCTGGATGTAGGTTGGGATGGTCACGGTAAGCCGTTGTCATTCCCAGAGATTCAGAAGATTATGTTGAATAAGAACCACGTTAAGCAAGATAAACATCATTAAGTATACAAATCCCCTCCGTAAAAAGAGGGGATTTTTGTTTTGACTTGTTATAAAACCTGTGGTAGATTGAGTTTGTTATGTCAAAGCCATATATTCACGCTCAAAGTTCAGTCCGTAAGTTCGGCGGTCAGCCACAGGATTATGAACCTATTCACGCCTTTATGGATTGTAGTAAGGGTGCAATTGCGGATAACCGACATCGTGCTCTAACCCACAATAGTTGGTTTCTTAGTAATATTCTGGAACGAGTAAAGTTTGCTAATAGTGGTCCAGAAACAAGTGATCATCGTTTTCCTACTATTATTAATAGTGATGGACGTAGTGTAAGTGTGCGGGATATTGGTGAACAACATTGTTTGGAAGACTTTGCTAATAAGTTTATTCCTTCAGCACAAGATTATCTGGCTGAAATGGAGTTCAAGAGTTGGATGCAGAATGGCATTTCACATCCTCCTAGCTTTGTGAAAATTGATGAAGGTCGTAAATCCCGTGCTAAAAATGGTTTGACTTCTAAAACTTTCGGTGGTAGTATTAAAAATGTAATCGGAGACTAACAAAACAAAACAAAACATATGAAAGAGTCACTTAAGAAAATTGAAGAGCTAAAGAATCAACTCAACACAGTTAAGTCAGAACTCCAGAAGGAGTTTAAGGCTGAACTAAAGAAGATCTTTGTTGATAATCCTACACTGGACAGCATTGAGATGTATCTTAATAACCACGAATTTAACGATGGTGGCGCAACCTCATTCTATATTGGATATGAAGATCTCAAGATTGTAGTAGAAGGTGAAGAAGTTGAACGTGAGTGGGATAATGCAACGAAGGAATATAAGCCAAATCCACTGCTTGAATCACTAATTGAACTTTTTGGTGATGTTCAGTGTATCCACGAAGACCTATATGGTGATGAATATGAACATCTGTCTATTATCCGTGAGGAAGTTCTAAAGTTTTAATATATGAGTTCATATCGTAGAGCAACATTACAGGATCTAGCCAAACTTGGTTACGTTCCTAATACACAAAAGTATAGTGAACATATTGCGTTTGCCAAGAAGTATTATCCTCCTGAAGCAACCACAATGGTTATGGTAGTTCATAGTGAGTACAACGATTGTACCTATGATAATAGTTTTCAGTATGTCATTGTATATGACAAGGATGGCAATGAACTTCCTCCACTAAAGAAGACTGCCAAAGAATGTCGTGCAAATTGGAATATTGATAATCTGCCTATTCCAAACACAAGAGACGGCGATTATGATTCAGCTGAATCAGATGAACCTTTGAATGATGTAGTTATTCCATTGACCACTGAAGTTCCAGAACTTTATATCAAGGAGAATTAATATATGTTTAGTAATAAAAATATTGTAAAGTATTGCACAAAGTATTTTGTTTTGATGACAGCGGGTGCTTATGTTTTTAACACATCCGTGATATTGATTAATCAAAAAAGTGACATTGCAAATCTTATCGGGTCCGCACTTTTTGCTGGACTTTTTATCAGCACGCTGGTAATCTTAAAAAGTGATGTGACCAAGTTGGTCAAGAAACTAGAAGAAAATAAAAACAAAGAAAATAAAAACAAAGAAAATGAATAAGAAGATCGTTAGTCTAATCGCCGGTATCGTCGCCATCTCAACTTTCACTGGTTGTGATAGGGTTGAGCCTGGTTATGTTGGTATCAAGGTAAATCAGTGGGGTAGCCAGAAGGGAGTCAATGATTTCCCGTTGGTTACTGGTGGTGTGTTCTACAACCCTATCACTGAGGATATCTATAAGTTCCCTACTTTTATGCAGAATGCTGTGTGGGATCGTGAACGTGGGAGCAAGGAAAGTCCTGGCGATGACAGTGTAACTTTCAATAGTATTGAAGGTGCGGTGGTTAATGCTGATATTGCTCTGGCTTACACGTTTATTGCTGAGAAGGTTCCTCAGATTTTCGTTGAGTTTCGTCAGTCGCCTGATGTTATTACTCATGGATTTATGAGGAATGAGGTGAATAACGCATTCAATCGTGTTGCTAGTACTATGAAGGCTAGTGACATCTTTGGTGAGAGGAAGCAGTATCTTCTTGACAATGTTAAGAGCAATCTTAACGTCCAACTTGGACCCAAGGGATTTAGGTTTGAGTTGATCAGCTTCCACGGTGGTCTTCGTGTTGATCAGAGTGTTCAGACTCGTATCAATGCTGTACTAGAAGCTAGTCAGAAGGCTATTGAGGCTGAAACCAAGGTTCGTCAAAGTAAGGCTGAGGCGGATCAGGTGATTGAGAAGGCTCGTGGTGAGAAGGAAAGTAACATTGCCAAGGCAGAGGGTGAGGCTCGGAGTATTGCTCTTAAGGCAGAGGCTCAGTCCAAGGCTAACTTGGTGTTGGCTCAGTCTCTAACCCCGGCACTGGTTCAGTATGAAGCGCTTCAGAGGTGGGATGGTAAGTTGCCGGTATATAATGGCGGAGGAGTTGTGCCGTTCATTAATGTTGGAAATACCAACCGATAAGTGGTAGGATAAGTGGAGAAACCCGCTAGAGAAATCTGGCGGGTTTTTTGTTGACTTTGTTTAAACTACGTGGTAGAGTTAAGGAGTAATGAATATCGTAGATTACATTGTAAAGAATTGGGACACTCTTCCTAAGAGCAAGTTTGATGATGACCACATCGTAATTTTCAAGGAGATTGAGAATTGGGATGGTGGTTATGGTCACCACTCTTATGAGGGTATTGGTGTTGACAAGGATGGTAACGTCACTTGGTGTTACAGCTCTGGTTGTAGCTGTAGTGGTGGACCCTCGCTTGATACCAAGAAGGACTTGAAGGTGTTTGTTGTAAATGATGGAATTGATTTGAATGTAGATCCGTCTACTATTAATTTCAAGTCACTTGAGGTTGAGTTTACCAGTTATTAATTTAGAAAAATAAGATAGCAAGTTGTAATTAACAATATTCATTTTCATACTTATTAGTATGAAGAAATGGATTATATATAAAACAACTTGTACAGTCAATAATAAAATATACATAGGTCAACATAAAACTGATAACATTGATGATGGATACATTGGTAGTGGAAAACTAATTACCAGTGCAATTAAAAAATATGGAAAAAATAGTTTTAACCGAGAAATATTAGAAGAATGTTTTACATTTAACGACGCTAGAGAAAAAGAAGAATTTTATATTAAAAAATTTAATTCTACAAATAGAGACATAGGTTATAATATAACTCCATATGCATGGGGAGGTCAACCTATGACAGCTGAAACAAGATTAAAAATAAGTCAACTAAATAAAGGAAAAACTCGTTCGATTGAAACGAGAGAAAAAATGAGAAAAGCTAAAACAGGTACCACTTGGTCAGTACAACATAAATTAAATCAAATTAAATCTAAAATCGGTAAAAAATGGTATCATAATCCCATAACACTAGAATCTAAAAAATTCAAAGATGATGAGGGTATACCAAATGGATGGTTGTTTGGTAGAGGCAATACTCAAAAAATAGGACCTGAAAGGAAAAAACAATCTTTTTCTAAAGATGCACTTGAAAACATCAGAAATGCAAATCTAAATCCGGAAAAAAGAAGAAAAACATCTTGTACTTTGAAGGGACATAGTGTATCGTTAGAGACGAGAGAAAAAATAAAAAATAGTTTAAAAAAATTTTATGAGAAAACTAGCGTCAATCAAAAAAATTGAAGAAATCAAGTTAATTGAAGGAGCAGATAAAATTTGCGCATATCGTGTGGGGGGTTGGTGGGTAGTAGATTCTGTGACTAAATACAAGGTGGGTGATTTGGCTGTTTATTACGAAATTGACAGCTTTTTGCCGATCCGCCCTCAATTTGAATTTCTACGCAAGAGTAGTTTCAAGCGTATGGGTTCTACTGAGGGATTTCGTCTCAAGACCATTAGGCTCCGTGGACAGATCAGTCAGGGTCTATTGACTCCAATTCCAGAGGGTATTAGTAATCCAAAGGAAGGTGATGATTTGACTGAGGCTCTTGATATTGTCAAGTATGAACCTCCTATTCCCGCTCAATTGGCTGGAAAGATCAAGGGAACATTTCCTAGCTTTATTCCAAAGACTGAGGAAATTCGTATTCAGAACTTTGAGAGTGAAGTTGGATTTAGTCCAGTTGGTGAGCGTGCTTATATAACTGAAAAGTTGGATGGTACTAGTTTCACTTGTTATTTTAACAACGGTGTATTTGGTGTTTGTGGCCGCAATTGGGAGTTGTCTGAAACTGATGACAATAGTCTATGGCGTATGGCCAAGGTGCTTGAATTGAAGGACAAGATGACTAAACACGGCAAGAATATTGCTTTGCAGGGAGAACTAATTGGTGCTGGTATCAATGGTAATTTGTATGGATTGAGCGACCACAAGTTGTACTTCTTTACTGGTTATGACATTGATAAGGGTCGCCGTATGTTCTTTGATGAACTTGAGTGGGTATTGTTTGGTTTGCAATTGCAGATGGTGCCTGTACTTGAGAAGTATGGATTTGTAATTCCAAATGAAAACAATATTGTTGACTATATGTTGAGGTATGCTGAAGGTAAGAGTGTATTGAATATGGAAGTTGATAGGGAAGGTGTGGTTGTACGTGGTCTTGAGAAGGAGTTTAGTTTCAAGGCTATTAGCAATACGTATCTTCTTGGAAGTAAGGATTGATATCAAAAGGGAGGTATGTAACAGTACCTCCCTTATTTTTATGAAAAAGTATAGTATCAAGACAAATGATATTGGTATGTGTATGAGTGTAGGTTGTGATTTTTATCAAACTTGCACCAATAATAGTGTAAATATGTTTTACAAGACCAAACGAAAGTTTGAACCAGTGCTTGAAGAATCAATTTGTTTGAGTTATAGTAGTGGAAAGAATAGTAAAGACTACCCAGACAATTGTTATCCCAACGTATTGAAGAAGATTTATGAATCTGGATATTAAATTTGTGGAACTACCACAAGAACCATATAAAGTTCCAATGAAACTAGAAAAGACCACATTAAATTTATTTGTAAAGCATTTACCCACATCAAGTGTGTTGGAGTATTTGATTGAGTTATTGCCTAAGTGTACTGAAAATGGTCCGTGGATTGCTGGTGGTTGTTTACATAGAACATATCGTAAATTACCATTAACAAATGCTGATGTAGATGTATTCTTTAAAAACAAAGAACAATTTGAAAAGTTTGTATATGATCTGAGTGTAAGCAGTGTTACTGCGGGATATATAAAAATTGAATCTACCATATACAGTGAGTGGCATTGTACACTTACAATTAAGTATATGGATGTTGATTGGAAGATTCAGTGCGTAACATTCAAATATTTTGATACTATTGAAGAACTATTTAAGTCATTTGATATCAATGTATGTCGCATTGCTTATGATGGTACCAATGTAGTTTATGAAAATGGCATTTTAGATGATATCAAGACTAATAAATTGAAGTTTAATGAAGGTAGTATTTACTATCCTAGTGTAACATTGAAACGATTGGTTAAGTATATTAAGATGGGATATGACGTTGAAGATGTGGATCTTAAATTGTTGACCCACGCTTTTTATAAGTCTAAGAAAAAAGCAATTGACATTCTTGACCAAGACTTGGCTACAAAAAAGCCAATTGAAACTTATAAAGGTTTAAAATAAGCTGTTGACATTTTGAAAAAAGGTGGTAGATTGGTACTTGTGATGAGCACCAAATCTACCACTTTTTTTAGCAATCAAATCAAAAATGGACTTCTCAAGCTTGAGAAGAAAAACAAGTCTGAGTCTCACCTTTCTAGGGTTGACCACTTGGTTGCATCGTTGACTGACATTGGCATCAACAAGCTTCCTCAATTTGACAGTGTGGATGAGTTCCTCAAGGAAGTGAATGATGTTAACAGTGATGCACATAAAATTGACAATGTGCTTGCGTTGCCTGAGAACATCAAGCATCAAACTGGTCGTGGTGAGTTGTCTATGTTTTTGATGCTTGGTGATTCACGCAAGAGCAATATCAAACGTGGTGAAACTGGTGATGTAACGCTTAATGACAAGTCGTATGAATTGAAGAAGGAAAGTGGCATTATTGATTTTGCTATCAAAACGAGGGGTGAAGTCACTGATCGTTACAATGAACTTGTTATGATTCGTTCGTTTTGTGATAAGATTTTGAATGCCTATTTTGTTGACAGTAACGTTACCAAGTATTTTAATCAATATTTTCGTAAGAAGATCACTGAGTTTTCCAGTGCTGATTTTGAATTGTTTGATAATTTGTTGGTTATGATCAAATCTGATACTGATATTCGTAACAAGATTACTGGTACTATTTTGATTGATGTTATCAATAACTTTTCAGCTTACGAATGGCGTAAGAAAGTTGCGCAACTGATTGTTAAAAGTTATAGTGGTGGTGTCGTTGTGTATCGTAAGAGCAAGAAGGGCAATCGTAAAGTAAAGCGAGTGGATAGCAAGTATGAATTGCTTGATGCTAAGAATGTTATTGTGCAGAATCTTACACTGGGTAATATTCAGTTGAAGATTATTAATTAAACTCTATTATTGTTTCTTTATCTGATTTGAGTTTGGGATATTCTATAATGGGATAATTCAAACTTTTAATCAGATTTTTCTTTTCCACTTTGCTTCCCAGTGGATAGATATATCTTTCTTTGACTGACAATTCTTTGATTTTAAATGGTCTGGGTAGTACTTCTATTAATTTGTTATAGTTAAACGTACCATATTTGTTAAATAGTGTACGTGAATGTTGCCATTTAACACCACCATCAAAACTAACAATATAACCACTGGTACCTTTGGGTCTTTCAATATTTTGATACAGCCAATTGGTAGCTTGATATATGGTACCGATGTGTCCAGCATCAGGATCAGCATAACTTATCAAACATTTTATTTCAGGATGATTGAGTTTGATATATTTCAAACATTGACCAATAACCCAACTTTCAGTATTTTTACCCAAATCATCTTCTACCCACAATCGTTTCAACTCCCATAAATTGGAATGATTTAGTAAAGGTGATACACTTCTAGCCACATTAGCACCAGCAGTTGGTCCAAATACAACCGCCCCAACCAGCTTAGGCGCTTCAAAAAATACACTACCTTTGCTTTTGTCGAAGATTCCTATACACAACTCAGCTATGGTCCATTTGTGTGTATAATGATGTTTAACAATCAATTCTTTGGCAGTCAAATTGTTTACTTTTTCAACATAAAGATTTTCCATAAACATATCATATCATACCCACCTCAAAATTTCAAAATATAAAAAAGGTTGTTGACTTTTTATAAAGTCGCTGGTATTATGAATTTAGTAATGAACAGTAAGATTTTGAAGCGTACCATTGACATTGCCAAAGCTATGTGTCCGCTTAACCTAGAGCATAGGTGTAGTCATATAGCTTTTTTGATTAAGTGTGGAAAGATTGTACATATTGGTACAAATAGCTGTAAGAGTCATCCTGAGACACTTAAATACGATTATAAAAACCATCAACTGGTTGGTTTGCACGCTGAGTTGAGTGTGTGTATGAAGAGTGGCAAGGAGGATCTTAGGGATTTTAAAATGGTTGTTCTTAGGGTAGATCGAACTGGCAAGTTGAACAACAGCAAGCCGTGTTGTGGTTGTCAAAGTGTGATCAAGCAATTTAATGTGGGTGAAGTGTGGTATAGCGATTCTAATGGAGATGTAATTAAAAATGAAAATTGAATTCAAATCTGAGGTTTATAGTCTGGGAGAAATTTCTCTTAAAGAACTGAAACGATACAAGATGATTAATGACTATGTTTACAATCAAGTTAGAGTTGGCGGATGTGGGGAATTGATTGAACGAATCATATTGGATTATTTGACCACCAAAAGCGGTTATACCAATATCAAAAAGAGTCCAGCAAACAGCAAGTGGGATTTTGAATTAACAGATGATCCCACCGTTCGTGTAGACGTTCGTCGTGTATCTCCGACAAATACAATTTATCTTGGACATACATCAGGCAATCTTAAAAAATTGATTTGGGAAGACAAAGCTGAAGTTCTCAACAACGGTGGGTATTTTTGTATCAAGTTGTGTGAGGATAAAATGGTGTTGTTTTATATTTCAGCAAAAAGTTTGCTCAATTATGTGTATGAACATCCTAATTTCGAGTTAAAAAACGAAGTACCTGTAAAAATTCTCAACGAAAAATTTTGGAAGACGCTCAACGTTCCGCTTGACAATTAAAGAAACCAATGTTAAGATGATTTTGTTGTGAGGAACTGGTTCACAACTCTTAATTTAAATCCAAAAAGCACTTACGCTGTCTGTGATAAAAATTATTAATTAGACAATTATGTCATAACCCAAATCCAGTAATAAAAGGAAAATAATAATATGATCGGTACAAATGAAAAGACAATTAAGTCCACAACTGAAAACTGGGAACTCTCCAATGTAAAGAAGTTTCTCGATAGCGTCTTTATCGACGATAGTTTTCAAAGTCCTGCACGTTGGGACGGTGCAAAGTCACGCAGTTATCTTGATTCGCTATTTAAGGGAATCGCTCCAAGCAAGTTTATTTTTGCTGATGTAGTTGAATGCCGGAAGAATTCACTGTCAACGGAAGATATCAACTATTATTCCGATTGGCTTTCCGAGGGAGCTAACTATCTTAACCTTGATAGCAACAACCGTTTTACTACCCTACGATTGTTGTTTACTAACCAACTGGAATTGCGTGCTGGAACATATTGTGACAATCTAGGCAATAAGTTTACTATCAAGCGTGAACAGCGGTGGGCTGATCTAAGCGAATCAGTTAAGGATTTTATTCTTACTCGTACAATTACACTGGAAGTGTATACCAAGGCTACTCGTTCACAGTTGAGTGACATTTTCATCGCTGTAAATAGTGGATGTGAATTGAACGCTGCTGAAAAGCGTAACGCTATTATTAGTCCCATCTCAAAGATTTGTCGGGAATTGGGTGAGAACTATTACAAGAATTTCAGTACCCGTAGTTGGATTCTTTCAATCTTTTCAGAACAGGATTATAACCGTCGTAAGATTGACTCACAGTTTGCTGGTATGGCATTCTTCCATAGTTTTGGATTCAAGAAGAACATCAGTGATGGTATTCTTTATAGTGAATATGAAACTGGCTCTGAGCTAAATAGCAAGTCAACTTGTTTTAAGAATGACGTAGATGAATTCTTTAATACGTGGGTTGCTCCAAATGAAGATATCTTCAAGGAAAGTATGAAGCTAAGTAAGCAAACTGTGTTTGACTTGTTTGTGTTTTATCACCGTCATCGTAATCAGATCAAGGATGTGAATATGTTTCTGAAAAAGTTTGTGGAAATCAACACTCTTTTGAAGAAGAATCCTGAAGCTGACCACAAGGTTGGCGACAAAAAGATGACATACGCAGCGTTGCTCCGTGGTCGTGAAACCCCAAAGTGTCAGAAGCGATATGAACTGTTGGCCAATGGATTGGTTAAGTCAAAGGTAATGACAGACGAAAACGTAACAGCAGTTTATAAGTATAAAACAAAAATCAATACAGTGTCAGCTTAAACCACACCAAAGTCAAGGACGATGAAAATCTCCTTGACTTTTTTCTTGCGCCGTGGTAATATTATAAAAGATATGAAACTACCTATGTTATTCGCTCGTACCAATACGGGTGCTATTCAAACTTGGACCATTGAGGTTGATGGTAACAAGTATCGTACTCACTATGGACAGATTGATGGAGCAATCCAAACAACCGAATGGACTTTGTGTGAGGGTAAAAATTCAGGTAAAAAGAATGCTACTTCATCTGAAGATCAAGCCGTAAAAGAAGCCAAAGCCACTTGGAAGAAGAAGAAAGAAAGTGGTTATTTTGAAAACATCAAGGACATTGATGAATCTTCATTTACTGAGCCAATGTTGGCCAAGAACTATGATGACTACAAGGATGAATTGAAGTATCCAGTTTATAGTCAACCCAAGTTGGATGGTATTCGTTGTGTTGTAAAGCGTGATGGTATGTGGAGCCGTAATGGTAAACCTATTGTTTCAGCTCCTCACGTACTGGTTGCATTGAAACCTTTCTTTGACAAGTTCCCCAATGCAATTCTTGATGGTGAATTGTATGCTGATAAGTTTGCCAATGACTTTAATGCTATTTGTAGTTTGGTAAAGAAGACCAAGCCTACCGCTGAAGATTTGGCTGAGAGTGAAAAGAATATTCAATACTGGGTTTATGACTGGATTGTACAGAAGACTTTTAGTGACCGCAATAGTGACATTACTACTTATATTGTTAATAACAATGTGGTTCGTCGTGTTCCGACTCACCTTGTGGACACGATTACACATTTAAATGAGTTGTATGAAAAGTATGTTGACGAAGGATACGAGGGTCAGATGGTTCGTACCGATGGGCCATATGAGAACAAACGAAGCAAACATCTTCTCAAGCGTAAGGAGTTTCAAGATAGTGAATTCACTATTCTTGATATTGTTGAAGGTGTAGGTAACAAGAGTGGTATGGCTGGACATATGGTATTCAAAAACCATAAAGGTATTGAGTTCCACAGTAATATTAAGGGTGATCGGCAATATTTGAAGCAACTATTGAAGAATAAAAATAAGCTCATTGGAAAGAGTGCTACGGTGAAGTATTTTAACCTTACACCTGGAGATGAACTGCCCAGATTCCCGTATGTCACCAACATTGATCGTGAAAGTTATGAATAATATTAATAAAACTAAATCTGCTAGAATTGTATTGGACATTGAATGGGAAGCTGTTGATGATAGTGATCTACCATCCCTATGGGATTGGAAACGCATCAAGATGCCTATGGATTTGACCAAGGTAAAGTATATTGGTATTCAAACCCCAAATGGACCAGAGAATGTAACTAATTGGATGGGAAATTAAATTATATGACTATTGTAAAAACATCAGAAATTATTGAATGGGTTAAAAACGCAGTGGAAAAGAAGATGATCAAGGAATTGAATATTCCTAATGCTAAGGTTTATCTTAGTTGTGATCGTCCAAATCCAGATGTAATTCTTGAAACCAAGAATGCAGATGGTGATCTACAGATTGTAAGATTTCTGATTATATGAACACTGACACACTATATTATGGATTGTGTTTTATTGGATTATTACTAATTATCAGTGCATTTTTTATTATAACCAAAGATGACAACCAATAAGTTTTTCTTGAAGTTAGCTAGAACTATTGACCACCGTGTAGGTCATACAGATGAATGTAAGCCAGATGTGCCTGTATTGCCTGTAAATTATGCTCTAGCTAGTTTTTCCTTGAGGTTTATCATTGTTCTGGTAAACTTTATTACATGCGCCTTTATTATCGCAAACATCATTCATCACTGGTAAACATTTATGAGCAATCCAAAATATTATTTAACAGTTAATCTACCACCAAATTTTGACGATGTAGATGCAGAGGCCATTAAAACTGATTTAATGGCTTATATTAACAGCAAGAATCAGTATGGGGCTATGTATGGTCCCAAGTCACATAAAAAAGGAATTACTGTTGATAAAGTAATTTACAGAACCAATGAAGACTAACAAAATAGTAATTGATAGACTACGAGAATTTACACAAAAAAATTGTAATACCACAATTGATCCAAAGTTGTGTGAAGATATTCGTTATCTATGTGATGAAGTGGAACGATTTAGCCGTGAGATTGTAAAGGCTAATGATCATATGGATGAAGATTTTATTACAATTCAAAGATATAAAAATAAACTAAGCAAATATGAATCGTTTTAATAAAATTATGTTGGGTAGTTTAGCAGCAATTCTATTGACTGCTATGACAGTAGAACCACCAAAAATTAAGGTATATCTAATTATGTCATATAGAGGTAATGATTTGGCAATTGAAAAGGTATATCTCAAGAAAGAAAATGCTGAAAAATATCGTGATATGTACAAAGATAGTCATAATTATTCAGTAGAAGAACGTGAGTTAACAGAATGAAGAAACTATTAATTATTGCATTATTGTGTACTGGATGTTCCAGTGGAATGTTGTTGAGATACAGTTATAATAGAGCATTGGAAACACTACCTCCTTGCAGCAGAGTGCATTCTATTAACAACGAGTATATTACTTATAGTATGATTGAAAACTCCACAAATAGTGTATATGTAGTACACACAAACTATTATAGGGCTTATTATAATTGTGACGGTAAAATCATTAAAACAATTAAAAATTGATGAAAGAACAAATTGATTCTATCATCAAAAAACATTGCTTAAAAATGCAAGAAGTAGATAAGAACAAAAGCATTCCTATGACAGTAAAAGATTTGGATCATATTGTATATGATATGTACCGAGAACTGTATGGACTACGTGATATACGTGCTAGTAACTACAATCTTAATAGTTTTACCGCAGATGATAAAAAGGGTCATTGTTGTTAATTATGAAAAAGAAACAAACTCCAGCGTGTCAAAAAGTGGAACTAGACAATTGTTTTAGTTGTAAAGTTGTTGCTGGCAAACCACACAAAAAAAAGTGTGACATTGAAAGATGTAGTGTATGTGGTGGCCAAAAGTTAGGATGTGAGTGTGTTGACCACGATAAACAATTTGCTAGATGGACTGGCTTTTGGCCTGGGGAACTTGAATGTAAAGCGTTGAATATGGATTTGAATACTTTTTATATGACAGGAATGCACAAAATATTCTTTGTCAAACCCCGATAATATATTATGGCTACAAAAATTACAGAACACAATGAACTAATTGCTACCAGAGTACCACCTGGCGATAGATGGACTCTTGTGAATGATACCCGCAAAATAATTCATCCAAGTATCACTGAAGCGCTTGAATCTTATTTCAAAGAAACCAAAATCAAGTGTGAATATAGACTAGCCCCACTAGATAGCAAATTGTATGCTATTAAGACTATTGAAGAAGAAGTGGTACCACAACCACCCAAAGGCTTCAATATCTATGGTGATCCCGTTTAAACGGTTTCGGTATTAGCGGTGGGGGGGCTAGTAAAATCACCAGTTGTTTGTTGTGATTGAGATTGTATACGATTGGTGATTTCTTGATTCAAAATTCGAATGTTATTTTGTGCCAATTCGATTTTTGCAAGTTCATCGTATGCCAAACTTTTCAATTCAACCACGGTGAAATCAGATATTTGTTTTTGCATATAACTTATATTATTGTTTTGTTGCAGTTGTTACTGGTGACGCATTTTCCACACCTTGTTGTTGACGGGCAGAAAGTTCTTGGTTGATAATTCTCAAATTGTTTTGTGAAAAGTTTAACTTAACAACTTCATCGTAAGCAAAAGCTTTCAATTCAACTAATGTGAGATCTGATAAATTAATTTGTTTTTGTTCTTCCATATGTTTATAACTTTGTTAAATAACTAGAACACTACTATACAATAGTTATTATTTTAATTACTTACAGAACCTGTTGTTACCCAAGGCAATGGCGGTTGAACCACCGGAGGATTTATTTGAGTATATAAACTAGATATAGCACCAGCTTCAATATTAGCTTTGCTACCAGTACCCATACTATCAAATGTCCATCCCAATACCACATTCTCAGTCAATTGATCATATGGTATAAATGCTGAACCACTGTGGTATTGTACACCTGTGGTACCGTATAATCTACTGTTATATACACTGCCACTCAAACTACCTGTAGCAACCACAATGTTGCCCAAACAGTCCCAGTGTACAGTAAATACAACGTCGGTTTCTTGATCGTATTTTGGGTAACAGTCTAGGTTTGTTACTTTCCAAGTAATTGTTGGTTGATTCATATTTTTTAAGCTTGATATCTGCTATCAGTTTGTTTCCAATTTGGCACTTTGTTTTCCCAATAATCAATCCGTTCTTGTACTTTGTTCCAATCTTCAGGTGCTCTCAAATATTCAATGCTACCTTCGATTGTGGTTACTGTCCCATTTTCATCTGTATCTTCATAAGATGGTGTGGGTATTACAACAGTAGGAAATGCGCTGATATAAGGAAATGCTAGACGAACTTTTAATCCATCGTCTTCTAATACAGTAACGTCGTTTCTGTTACCATATGCAGCAACAAATTCTCTACTCGCTTTGTCGTGAATATTATGTATTATTATTGTGTCTTTCATAGTCTATTATAAATATTGTTATATACCAAAATTGTTTTTTTATTTTTAAATATGTACTTTTCTCAGAGTTATAGCACCCGCTCCACCTGCACCGCCAGGAGAACCGCCGCCTGGACCATATCCAGGACCAACACCAGCACTACCACCGCTCGCAACAACACTTCCAGCGTTAGTGTATGTACCACCATAAATTATTATGGTTCTACCACCTCCACTACCACCCCCACCCGCTCCACTACCAGCGCCTCCACTTGGTCCTCCACCATTTCCACCAGCTGATCCGTTATTTGAAACAGTGCCATTTATTGTAATATTTCCTCTTACAATAAGTATTAACAATCCGCCGACACCAATTCCACCATTAGTTGCAGGTGGATCATTACGACCTGATCCAGCTGGGCCTGTTGGAGATCCAGCTCCTCCGCCGCCACCACCTTGAATTCCAGCCCAACCAGCTCCTCCGCCACCACCAACTTCAAATGCAGCGGAAGATCCTCCTGTTTGTCCACCAGGGCCATTTCCAGAACCTCCACCTCCGCCTCCCGCAGAAAATATTGTACCTCTTCCTCCGGCACCACCATTGTAATAGTTACTAGCCCCACCTCCACCTCCGCCTCCACAACAAAATATACCAGCCGTTCCAGTTCCACCAATTCCAGTGAAGGGAGTACTAGTTTGTTGAATTCCACCGGCCCCCCCAGCAACACTTCCACTCAATGGCACTCGTATCTTATAGTTGCTAAACCAAGCACTGCCACTAGGCGCCCAATTCATATGACCAATAGTTCCAGTGGCACTTGATGAAAAATTATTGAAATATAGTGTAGCATCCACCAAATCATATCTTGAATCGGTGCTTGAAGCAATTCCAATAGGTGCAGCAATTTTGGAACCAACACCACCACCTTTACCAGTCATACTTATAGTACCGTTCACGGTCAAGTCGCCTGTACAATATATAACCAAACCTCTACAAGCTCGTAATGGACTAAATAATAAGCCGCCGTTAATGGTTAAATTTTTAAAATTCTTTACAATTATATCACCAAATTCACGGCTGATATTGTTTAATCCAGCGGGTGATGTGGATGAACTTATTTGCGCACTACTGCTTATGGTACAATCACCGTCTGTACCTGTGCCAAAATAATTGTCGTAACTGCTTAAACTGCCTACTGTAGTATTATTGCTATAAAATAAATTGTGTGTAGTTATTCTAGCTTTTTTATTTCTATTTGCTGATGAACTTATTGTCTGATCCAAAACGGGAAAAACATTTGTATTATTGTTTATACTGCCTGTTAAGGTACTTAATGCTGATATTAAAGTTGCCATATTCTATTATAAATAGTTTTTTCTTCTAAAAATTCAATAAAGAATAATCTGGGTGTAATAAATCTTTATATTTATAAACTCTAAAATCTATACTCAGTCTTGTTTTGTTAGTATTGTTGAATTTATTACCGTGAAGTAAATTGCAACCATCCCAATGTACAAATTGACCGTAATCACATTTTATCGGAGAAAAATCGTGACTGTCTTCAACTGATTCAGTCCAAATTGTGTTTGTATCAAAAGCATTTGTAAATGGTAAAAAAATATTATCTATCTGCATATCACTATAAATCGTATTTTTTCTATACCACTTGTCTTTATGAAGTTTATGCATATTTAATTTATTTTTATATACTAATCTACACACTGGTTTAGTTTGATATGCTATAACACCATTATACAACTCTGTGATATATTTTCTTATAAACTGTACATACATATCTAAAAACTGTTTATCTGATAGATAATCTGAATATAGTCGCTCTATGTCTTTATTTTCATCCAAATTATCTAAATTAGATGTGTTTAAAACAGTTTGTAATTGTTCTTTAAAATTAAATTCTGTTATATCATATGAATATAATTTCATATATCTGTCAAATAACCCATTCTGTGTTCGGTCGATAAGATTAATATTGTCATCTGTATGATAATTTTCTGTTATATCATTATTAAGTTTTACACCGACATAACTTTTATTAATAATGTATTGTTGATTTTTTTTAACCAATTCAAATTTATTGCTAATATCATTTAATACAAAATCAGTGTTGTGTTTCAAATCTTCGTATCGTATAAAATAATACTTATTTACTAACTCAGGCATATCGTCCAACAAATATTTACATTTTATAGAACGCATCTCAAATATGTTTTTGAATCTTAAATTGTTGTTTTTAAAATTTCTATCATCCAAAATATCTACATATTTTCCTTTGTGTAAATACACCGAATAAAATTCATTTAATAAAAAAGACTCTATGTTTTGCGTTCTTTCTATAGGTTGTAATAGTTTGGAATTATAAAAAGATATTAAAAAATCTATGGGGTTTCTTGCAATACAAAAATAAATTACATCTTGGTTATTTTTCAATTTATTTTCATATCCACTATAACCAAAAAAATGTTTCCAACCACCTAACCAATCCAACTTCAATTCAAAGTTATCAGATATCAATTGTTCTAAAAAATTTGTTCCTGATCGTCGTTCCCCTAATATTGTATAACGATTCATACATATCTACTATCAGTTTGTTTCCAATTAGGCACTTTATTTTCCCAATAATCTATTCTACTGTGTACATCGTCCCAATTATTAGGACAACTTATATATTCAATACTAGCTGGTATAACTAAATCATCAACATTTATATCTAATTTTATAGACACACCACCACTTTCTTCTGCAATTGGAGAATCTGTATAGGAAGGCGTGTTTATAATAATAGTTGGAAACGCACTAATATATGGATATTTTAATCGAACATTATACCCATCATCTTCTAACACAACAACATCATTTCTGTTACCATATGTAGCAACAAATTCTCTACTTATTTTATCGTGAATACTATGTAGTATGATTATATCTTTCATTTTCAATTAAATATGTACTTTTCTCACTGTTACGCTACCTGCTCCTCCTGATCCCCCCGAGCCAGCAGGGCCTGCTCCACCACTTCCACCATTCGCAACCACGCTTCCAGCATTGGTGTATGTACCTCCATAAATTATTAAAGTTCTACCACCTCCACTACCTCCACCACCACCCGCATTATCACTACCGTTAGCCGCACCTAGTCCACCGGTTGTCCCATTATTTGAAACAGTACCATTTATTGTAATATTTCCCCTCACAATAAATACTAATAACCCGCCAACACCTATTGATCCATTAGTACCAGGACCAGGTTGATTTAAAACTCCCGCGCCCCCACCGCCAGTAGGTCCATAGTAGTTTCGTGAACCAGCACCACCACTTTCAAGAAGTCCTGAACTTCCAGCAGTAACTGCAAGTAGAAGCCCACCATAACCGCCGCCGCCACCGCCGCCACCAGTAAATATTGTCCCCCTACCTCCAGCATAACCAGATCCAAAAGAACCATATTTTTGTGCCCCATTACCACCACCGCCTCCACCCCCACAACAAAAAATTCCAGCTGTGCCAGTTGATCCAGCTCCACTACCCCCACTTCCGCCGGCGCCTCCAGCAACACTTCCACTTAATGGCACTCTTATCTTAAAATTACTAAACCAAGTACTACCACTAGGCGCCCAATTCCAATGCGTAGGTATGCCTCTTCCACCAGAAGCACTTGATGAAAAATTATTGAAATATAGTGTAGCATCCACCAAATCATATCTTGAATCTGTACTTGATGCAAGTCCAATAGGCGCAGCAATTTTGGCAACAACACCGCCGCCTTTGCCAGTCATACTTATGGTACCGTTCACGGTCAAGTCGCCTGTACAATATATAACCAAACCTCTACAAACTCGTAATGGACTAAACAATACGCCGCTGTTGATAGTTAAATTTTGAAAATTCTTTACAATTGTATCGCCAAATTCACGGCTGATATTGTTTAATCCAGCGGGTGAAGTTGATGAACTTATTTGCGCACTACTGCTTACAGTGCAATTACCATCGGCGCCTGTACCAAAATAATTATCATAACTACTTAAACTGCCTACTGTAGTATTATTGCTATAAAATAAATTATGTGCTGTTATTCTAGCTTTTTCATTTGTATTTGATATTAAATCAACAATAGGCAGTACACAAGTATCATTGTTTTTGCTGCCTGTCAATATTGACATTGATGATATTGATAAAGTTGCCATAATTATAAAACTTGCAATTCCTTTATAGTAATGCTTCCTGCTCCGCCATCGCCACCTTTAGTTGGTGCGGTACCCCCACCTATACCACCAGAAACGGAAATAGTACCTCCGTTATTAACATAACCTTGATTATATAATATTACTATTCTACCACCTCCACTACCTCCTCCACCACCAGCAGATCCAGCGCCACCATTTACCCCACGTGCCGTGATTATACCAGTATTACCAAGTGTAAATGTTCCTTTAACAACGAGAATAATTAATCCGCCAGTTCCAGTTCCTCCACTTATTCCACCTGGGCCACCTGCTCCACCATTATTACCAGCTCCCCCACCAGTGTTAGCTGCACTACCTGCTCCACCGGCGCCACCATTAACAGAACCAGCTGTAGCACTTGGTCCACCCCCACCACCCGATCCACCACTCCAACTGGTACCTGCGGTTCCTGCACCACCAGCATAACCACCTCCGCCTCCACCAGTATAACCTTCTCCAGCAGATCTACCTGCTGTACTAGCCGCACCACCTCCACTGCCTGAACCATACAATTTTACACTATTAAATTGATATTGAGGTATAAAGTTACCATAATAATTTTTAGCTTGATATACATAATGAGCTGCGGTTCCAACTGCATTTGCGCCTTTAGCTGTCATAGTAAGTGTACCATTTATAGTACAATCACCGGCTACGTATATTAATAAACCCTTACACCGATTGCTTACGGTCATTGTATGACCAGCATTGATTGTGAGAGATGTATAATTTCTTACCAATACTTCCGCGTCATTAGACGTTGCAAATGTTACACTCGATGTTGTGTTCAATGAACCATTAGCACCAGTCCCAAACCAAGTTATAGCTGATTGAGAAAACTGACTACATACATTTGTATATTTAACCTTTTTGTTAAAATCTACGTATCCATCTGCATTTTGATCTTTTGTAGCAGTCGCATCATATACCAAATAATAATTACTTGATGATATAATTGAAGTTTCTGTTAAATCTGTTATACGTTTATTTGCCATATATTATTAAATATTAGTTTGCTGCTGGAAATGCAGTATTTAGTTTTTGTATTATAGCAGTTCCAGCTCCACCAGCTCCACTAGCTCCTCCACCAAATGGAGATCCACCGGAACCACCATTTGATGTGACAGATCCATTATTAGTCAATTGACCACCATAATATACATATAACACTCCACCCCCACTACCCCCACCCGCGCCACTGCCTCCAACTATGTTTGCATTATTACCCGCGCTCCCATTAGTAGTTATACTACCATTTGGTCCTATTTTTAAATTACCCCTCACAATTAATATTAACAATCCACCCGTGCCTGTTGCTGTTTGTGATCCACCTGTTCCATTTGGATTTCCAGCTCCTCCACCACTATTACCACCTCCACCTCCATTTCCACCTGCTCCTCCAATCGGACTACCATTAGATCCCGCGCCAGCCGGAGCTCCGCCTCCGCCGCCTCCAGCTCCACCACTATAAGACGTTCCTGTTCCTCCTGATCCTCCTCCTGCTGTTCCATATGGACCAGTACTGGTAGAACCTCCACCTCCACCACCTGATCTTCCCAATCCACCAGCTGTTCCAGCAGTTGAACCACCGCCGCCTGCCGCACCAACAGCAAATACTCTGCTCAAATAACTTGATGATGGAAACAACTGTGTGCTCCAATAATCACCCAAATATGGCGGATTTACTGTTGTAAAAGAAGCATCTGCACCTACAGCAGACGCGCCTCTAGAGGTCATAGTTATGCTGCCACTGATAGTCGCATCACCATCCACAAATATCAACATACCTCTACATCTGTTAGGCGGACTTATAACCACACTTCTAGAAATGAACAGTGAGCTAAAGTTCTTGATGACAGGAGGACCATCACTAGTGCTTGCGAACGAAGCGGATATACGAGTTCTTAGAGTTGTGATAGAACCACTGAAGTTGCCTGATCCATCGCTATTATCACCAAAATAATAAAGACCAGGTGTATGTTTGGTAAACGAAGAGGAATTATTTCCATTTAAATAAAAATATTTTCGTAAATCATTTACACTTATTTTTTTATTTTTGGAATTTATAGATTCATTAGCGTCTACTATGGGAACAAATGAACCAGTTGATATTATGATACTCTCAGCTAAATCTGTAATTCTAGTTGGCATATATTATTATATATTAATTCGCTACAGGAAACGCAGTGTTTAGTTTTAATAAAACAGATGTACCAGCTCCTCCTGCTCCTCCCTGATTGACAGTTGGCGCTGCTGGTGTACCAGTTAAACCACCTGATCCACCGTTGGATGTAACAGTACCATTGTTTGTTAATGTGCCACCATAATAAATATATAAAACGCCACCTCCACTTCCACCCCCACCCGCACTTCCAAAAGCAGCAATTCCATTACCCCCACTGATTCCATTAGCTACAATTGATCCATTTGGACCTATTTTTAAATTGCCTCTTACAATTAATATTAATAATCCACCTGTACCGGCTGGGGCGGAGACTGGGAGAGGACTAAATGGTGCCGCGGCTGGCGTTACACCACCTGGATTGCCAGCTCCACCTCCTCCGTAACCAAGTGTTGGACCACCTTGACCACCAAATGCAAAACCATTCGCTCCCGGAGATGGTCCTCCTCCTCCTCCTCCTGACCCACCACTAAAAGATGTGCCTGCTGATCCAGCTCCACCTGCAGCTGCTTGTCCACCTCCTCCACCGCCGCCTCCACTTCTTCCTAATGTACCAGTTACACCAGTACCACCAACACTAGATGGAGTAGGACCAGCTGGACCGCCACTTGCGCCTATAGCAAATACTCTGCTCAAATAACTTGATGATGGAAACAATTGAGTGCTCCAATAATCACCCAAATATGGCGGATTTATTGATCTAAAAGACGCATCACTTCCAGTGAATTTTGCACCTCTAGCAGTCATACTAATACTACCACTAATGGTTGCATCTCCATCAACAAATATCAACATACCTCTACATCTGTTAGGCGGACTTATAACCACACTTCTAGAAATAAAAAGGCTACTAAAGTTTTTGATGACAGGAGGCCCGTCTAATGAGCTAGAAAATGAAGCGGATATTCTGGTTCTGAGAGTTGTGATGGATCCGCTAAAATTGCCTGGCCCATCACTATTATCACCAAAATAATAAAGGCCTGGGGTATGTCTAATAAAAGAGCTAGTATTTCGTGAATTTAAGTAAAAAACTTTTCTTAAATCGGTTATGCTTATTTTTTTATTTTTATCACCAACTGTTTCGTTGTTGTCAACTATTGGTATAAATGCCGATGCGGTTAATAAATTATATTCAGCTAGTTGTGAAATTTTTGTAGGCATATAACTTTTTATTAACTAAAATTTCTTCCCCAAGTAAATGATTGTGATATTGCTAACAAATATCCAGATTGTTTGTTTTGCTGTGCACCAAATACAAATGACATTAAATTGCTTGCGGTTTGTACTCCAACACCAAAACTTCTCCAATTTGAATTGAGTGATTCAGTGTCATTGAAAGTAGCTACCTTAGTTATAGTATAACCAAAACTACTTGTTGGATAAACTCTTCTATAAACAGGTGTTGCATCAATTGATTTGGTAATAAAATTTGTATTTCTTGTTATGTTGGTACCCCAACTAGGACTAGATCCACTATTTGTGCTGGTAAATACATACAATCCTCTATATGAAGAAGGTAAACCATATTTACTTGTTTGATTAAAGAAATATGGTTCATTGCCATGTAATCCACTGTCAGTATATGTGGTTAATCCACTACCACTTACTTTGCTTAATCCGTAAAGATTCATTTGAGAATTACCACCTTTATTGCTTCCACTTAAACTAACAGAACCAGTAAGTGCCGTTGTGGGCGACATTGTTACTCTTAAACTATAAAAAACAGTTATATTTTGACCTGCTTTCACAGGAGCTAGTGCTGTACCTGCGGATCCAGATGTTAATCGTATTCTGCTAAATAGTGATGGACTATTAAAGAATGGCAACCAACTTAAACCAACTTCTGTGACATATGCGGTTTGATCAACTGTTGCGGCAGCAAAATTAAATTGTCTATTGTGTGTTACAAAACTACTTCCAAATGTAGTACTACAAGCCGATCCGAAACTTCCTGATGCAGCTGGAAAGTTGTTTCCATCATTGTTACGTCCACATTTTTGAGTTTCATTGGACATACTAATTTGATTGGTAAAATAAATTGTATAATTTTTATCTGTAGCAGAACCTGTTGGTACACTGCCATCCAAATTCAATACACTACAACTTCTAGCTTGATTTGAACCAGTTTGTGCTTTTATTCTAAATGTATTATCCCCAACTATATTAATGATATTACCAACATCACTTGCTCTAATTACACTGCCTGATATAGGATACGATGGACTTGTTCTTGGAAATGTTACTAAATGTCCACTTCTCTTTGCCGTTGAATATAACAAATTTTGATCAAATCCATTTCCAGAAATAATAGATCCGGTCACAGGTACATTTGTTTTTTTAGTTTCAGCTAAACCAGTACCAATAGAACAACAAGTAAACAATTCTGCAATTGGCCTATTAGCAACTTCATCCATTCCTTGGTTCAATATTAAGTTATTAATATAACCAGTATCTTTAATCACTGTGTCTCCCTCTGAGACAGTTAATCTAACTTGACCGTGTAGTTTATAATCAATATTGTTACTAATAGAGTTTTGCATTTGTACCTTTAGTCTGTTAATAAATAGGAGTCATCCTCTAAATAAATATATTTAAAATTCTGAAATGCTAAAGTAGAACCCGTAGCATTACTTTGACTCATATAATAATTTGTAAACAATAATAAATTGTTAGAACCAGTTTCATTTAGTCGCACATTACTTATCGTTTCTTTGATTAATATATCATTATTTTCAAGATATATTGCTCTATCGTTTTGATAACCAATTTGACTTGCTAATGACGATGAAGCATCAGCAAGTATATATTTAGTACTTAAACTTGTAGTATTGGAGCCTGTTTCATTTAGTCGCACATTACTTATTGTTTCTTTGATTAATATATCATTGTTTTCCAAGTAAATAGCTCTATCGTTTTGATAACCAATTTGTGTAGCGGACGTTGACACCGTATCAGCTAATGTATATTTGGTATTTAAAATTGTTGTACTTGATCCAGTTTCATTTAGTCTTGTAATAGGTGGCGGTGCCTCTGTTATGAAAATGTCTAGATTTTGTAGATAAACAGCTTTATTATTTTGATATATTATTGAATCTCCGGCACCATTGGATTCAACTAAGAAATACTTGGTATTTAATGATGTATTTAAACTGCTTGTTTCATTTTGTAGTGTGTTGCTTACAGTTTCTTGTATAAATATATCAAAATTCTGTAAATAGATGCTACGGTTGTTTTGATAAACTATATTGGTTGATGTACTACTAGCTACACTTTCACTAGCATAATATTTAGTTTTTAATAAAGTGCTAAAACTGCCTGTTTCACTTTGTCTGGTGTTGCTTACAGTTTCTTGTATAAATACATCAAAATTTTGCAAATAGATGGATCTATTATTTTGATAAATTAAATTGTTAGTGCTTGAGGCGGCTACACTTTCACTAGCATAATACTTGGTGTTTAATGATGTATTTAAACTGCTTGTTTCATTTTGTAGTGTGTTGCTTACAGTTTCTTGTACAAATATATCAAAATTTTGTAGGTAAATGCTTCTATTATTTTGATAAATTAAATTGGTTGATGTACTACTAGCTATACTTTCACTAGCATAGTACTTAGGTGAAACAGTGTTGAATAATGTGGGTCTATCAGAAACGAATTTATTGTAAAAACTACTATATGCAATTGCCACTGATCCAGTTCTAAATCCACTGCCAGTAGCGAATAATCTAGATTCAATATTTTGTCGTTTATTGTTAGCAAATACTAGATAATTACGAAATATAGCAGGCATATAACAATTTACTGATAATTTTCTGTAGAACTACCAAGAATATAATTATTAGATCTTAGAAAAGTGTAAATTGATGTTGCACTCGGTAAAATATTAGTGGGATAGAGTGAATTTGCCCATTTAACTGTAACTGGAAACGTTGGAAGAACATTGTTTGAACCTGTATTGTTTAATATGACGACTATAGCACTACCTGTTCCAACATTTGTAAACGTATAAGTTTCACTAGTTGATACATTTTTTTCAAGTGTATTATTGGTCCAGTTAATTGATGTACCTGACAGTGTAGCTATCGTATAATTAGTTAAAGCATTTATCGCAAAAGTAGCATAACTGCTTGTAATTGGATAACTACTACCTGTACTTAAAGAAGATCCTCCGCTAGCATTTAAAGCGTAACTAGCTGTAATCGATCTTCTCGAATAACTGCTTGTTATGGGATACGTACTTCCAGTAAATAATGTAGTACCGCTTATACCACTACTTCCACTACTACCACTTGAACCATTGGTGCCGGATGTACCACTTGTTCCACTAGTGCCACTGGTACCACTTGTTCCACTGGTGCCACTGGTGCCACTTGATCCACTAGTACCACTGTTACCTGATGTACCACTCGTACCAGCATTTGCGTTTAAAGCGTAACTAGCTGTAATTGATCTTACCGCATAACTACTTGTTATAGGATAAGTACTACCTGTACTTAAAGTTGTTCCTCCAGCTCCTGACTTCAGTGAGTAACTAGCGGTCAAAGATCTTAAAGCGTAACTACTTGATCCAATTATTGTATTTTTAAAAAAAACACTACCACTTACTTTAAGTGATCCGCTTAAAATAGTTGATCCGGATAATGTCGGTGAGTAAATGATCATATTTTATATAAATAGAGATTGGTTATTATAAATTTTATGTTATTCGTATTTGTAGTATATTTCCATTGCGGTACACGCCACCGCGTGGTACTCCGCCAGTACCAGCCGCAGTATCATTTGCGAAATTTAGTGATGCTGATACATAAGACAATATCAGATATCCATTGCTAATCGTCTGACTATTTTTAAAATTATTACTACCGGTTGTTGCTAAATTAGATGCAGCTGGTATTGTTCTTAATCCACTTCTTGTGGCAATGGCATATCCACTACTTGATACAGGAAAAGTAATTGTAGCCGTATTTAAATTTGTAAGTACAATGGTTTGTGGTAATACTTGGTTAAAACTATTATTATAAGTTTGTATCAATACTGGTTTACTACCAAGATTGTGATTAAATGTCCACGTGGGGGAATTATTAAAAGAAGAACTTACACTGTCACTATTTAATAAATTAAGAGCTACACTAGCAGTAATTGCTTTTCTTGACCAACTACTGGTTATAGGATAAGTACTGCCTGTATATAGTTTATAACTACTGCTCAATACTCTTAATCCACCCATCGTCGCAATAGCTGTTCCAGCAACAGGCGATGGAAAAATCATTCTTATATGATTTGCATCTAACCATTTAGTTGTTGTGGGTAATATTAATTCATATACATTATTATAAGCTTGTACGACAACTTGTTTTTGACCCAAACTATGAGTAAAATTCCATGTTGTAGAACTTCCAAAAGATTGAGTTACACTATTGCCAAAGTTGTTAGCATAACTAGCTGTAATTGCTTTGAAAGCCCAGCTACTGGTTATAGGATATTTACTACTTGTATAAATTCTAGTGCCTGCATTAACAGCCCAACTACTGGTTATAGGATAAGTACTGCCTGTATTTAAGTTGTAATAACCATAACTGCTACTAAATATTCGTACACCACCTCTGGTTGCAATAGCATAACCACTAGCTGATATTGGGAACGTTAATCTAGCACTATTAACTGTATCCAATATAATACTTTGAGGTATTATTTGATTATAACTTGTATTATAGGCTTGAATTACTACAGTTCGTTCACCCAAGTTATGATTAAATGTCCAAGTAGCTAAATTATTGAATGATTGTGTAACACTGTTACCAAAGTTAAGAGCATAACTAGCAGTTAATACTCTAGTGGCCCAACTGCTTGTTATAGGATATTTACTACCAGTGTGTAATGATGATCCACCTCCACCCCCACCAGCGGCGTTACCCAAAAATCTAACATCAATCTTTGAATTTAATGGCGGTGCAGATGCTAATGTGAGTGTAGATCCAGTTACAGTATAACTTGAACTGTAATTTTGCACTACACCGTTAATAGCAACTATAATATCATAACTGCGTATTACACTTTGTGTAAGCGCATATTGTGTAACAATACCATTGCTTGTAAATGTTTGCGCATTGGCAATACCAACTATACCACTGGTGCCACTTGTACCGTTTGCACCACCCCCAGTAAATTTAACAACGTGTATTTCTTCATTTAATAGTGGTGGGGAAGTAAATGTCAATACACCTGAACTGAGTGTATAATCAACACCATTATTTAAAGTAATACCGCCAAGAAATACCAATGAATTTGTGCCGGTAAATGTATTATTATTTAAATTAAAAACAGATCCACTGCCATTGCCACTACGTGTAATATTAGTCAAACTCAATGAAGCAGTGCCACTAGTTCCATTTACTACATACAATGCCCAACTTGCAGTAATAGGATAACTACTACCAGTGTACAAAGAACTACCACCACCAGTAGCATTTAAAGCATAACTAGCAGTTATAGCTCTACTAGCAGTAATTGGATATGTGCTTCCTGTTATTAAAAGAGTACCACTGTTTCCACTTGATCCGCTACTTCCAGTTTCACCACTACTTCCACTACTACCATTAGTTCCACTAAATCCACTGCTTCCGCTTGTACCACTTTGACCACTAGTACCACTGGTACCAGTAGCGCCACTTGTTCCACTAGATCCACTTGTGCCGCTCGTACCAAATGTTTCACCGCTTGTACCGGCAGTAGCCGCAGTACCACTTGTACCACTACTTCCACTACTACCACTACTTCCGCTACTACCACTAGATCCACTGGTACCGCTACTACCACTTGTACCACTAGATCCACTTGTACCGCTTGTACCAAATGTTTCACCACTCGTACCAGCAGTAGCTGCAGTACCACTGGTGCCACTACTTCCTCCTGTACCACTACTTCCACTTGATCCGCTACTACCACTTGTACCATTAACTCCAGAAGTGCCACTGGTACCACTTGTACCGTCACTGCCTGATGTACCGCTTGATCCACTGGTACCACTACTGCCACTGCTTCCAGCGGTGCCACTTGTTCCACTACTACCGCTACTTCCACTTGTTCCACTTTGACCACTACTGCCACTGCTTCCAGTAGTACCACTTGTTCCGCTAGTACCACTGGTACCATTTGTATCTACTATGTTGATTGTACCAATCATAGAACTATGATTTGCACATTGATAAACTATACTGCTCGGCGCATTCAGTGGAACATCATATATTATTGTAACATTGTAAGCTCCATTTACAGGATCATTATTTGTTGTTCCTGGCACAACAGATGTATCACCATTTGACAATCTTAAAGCAAACGGATGTGTTGATGATACAGATGTAAGATTAAAATAGTGTTTTAATCCACGTACTACGGTGATGGTTGGATTACTACCGGATATATTATTAAAAGTATAATAAAATCCAGGTGAATTTACTACAAACGTTTTACCGCCTTCCAATCCACTTGTACCACTGGTACCGCTAGATCCACTACTACCACCGCTTCCGCTACTGCCACTTGTTCCATTTTGACCACTTGTACCAGATGTTCCACTTGTACCATCACTTCCGCTTGTACCACTAGTACCGCTTGAGCCTGTTAATCCACTTGTGCCACTTGTACCAGATGAACCACTGCTTCCACTACTACCACTACTACCGCTAGATCCACTACTTCCACTGGTACCTGATGTACCACTTGTACCGCTGGTGCCACTACTTCCAGCTGTGCCTGATGTACCTGATGTACCACTGGTTGTTTGATTTAAAGCGTAACTTGCGGTTACTGCCCAACTTGCAGTTATGGGATATGTACTTGATGTAAACAGTTTGGTACCACTGTTTAATGCCCAACTTGCGGTTATAGGATAGGTACTACCTGTATATAATTTGGTGCCACCGTTTAATGCCCAACTTGCAGTTATTGGATAAACACTACCTGTATATATTTTTGTACCACCGTTTAAAGCGTAACTTGCGGTGGTTGTTCTAAAAGCATAACTTGATGATCTAGCTGTTAATGCGTAACTAGCTGTTGTGGATCTTCTAGCATAACTTGCAGATGTTGCGTTAAATGAATAACTGGAAGATAAAGAGTAACTAGCTGAAATTGCTTTTCTTGAGAAACTGGCAGTTATGTTTGGGGAAGAAAAAAGAGTACTGATATCAATCTTTTTACTTGACCCAGAAAAAAAGCTGCCTGTATCACTTACATCAATTACATACAGCAAATCATTGATAGACGCTGTAAATAATTGTGGTAGATCTGTTATTCTCATTCTTTAATAAATATTAAAACACTACTATATATCTATACTAAATCCATATTCATCCACCAATGTTCCGCCATCTTCTAATGCTGCTTCTACCCAAATACCTGAAGTTGCGCTTATTTTACGTTCACTATTGGAACAATTGAGTATTACAGGCAATTTCCAGTTGGAACCTGTATCATATTGATATATCGGCCAGTTTTTTGTAACGAAACTGGCTCTATAAGGTGTATTATAATCAAAGTTGGTTACATACAAACCAGGATTAGAATTACCTATTACTTGAAATGCTAAATCTTGACCATAATTTACTATACTTTGCGTTAAATTACCCCCACTCATATAATAAACTATATTGACTTGATTTACATAGTTTGTGGGAGAATCACTATTAAACGTTACAGTTGAAGCGGTACTATATGGTCTAAATGTTGTATTTGAACCCAATACAGTTTCACTAATATTAGGTGTATATGATATATCTTTAAATGACCCAGACAATTTTGTCTTGTTATTTATATCACTTTCACTTCGTAATGATGATAATCTATTGTTTGCACTAACATTTACTTCAAATCTAATATCATCATATTTCAATG